AAGCGTTAGTGGTATTTTAAGTAGTACTGATTGGACTACGTTTAATGGAAAAGCATCAACAACAACTGCTACTACTTCTGCAAACGGATTAATGAGTTCAGATGATAAAACAAAACTCAACAGCGTATCGGTAATTGAAGCAACTACTACTATATCTAGTACCACTGCAGCTAATACAATTGACTTAACAACAGTAACTAATTCTACAATAATTATAACTTGTGACACTACCGCTAACCAGGCAAAAGTATTTAACTTTACTGGTACTCCATCGACTACTATGACTACAACAAACATATTTTCAATAAATGTTATTGTTAAAAACAATGTAGCAATTTCAAGCTTAACATGGCAACGTGCAGGAGTTACAGGTAATGTTAAATGGCCAAATGGTACAATTCCGCCTGCTACATTAACTATAATCGGAACAGGTGGATTTGATGTCTGGACGTTTTTTACAATTGACGGCGGTGCAACCTTTGTAGGAAGTTTATCAATGTACGGAGTTAAATAATGATTGGAAAATTTTTTAGTAGAGTAATAAAAGAATTAACGCCTGCTGATACAACAACTGTTACGTTTAATTCTTCCGGTACATACAACCCTAGGTATGGTAAACAAAAAGTATATGTGAGCGGGCGAGGCGGAACAGGAGCGTCTTATCCATCGTCCGTTCCAGGACAAGATGTTGCAGCATCAGGAACAGGAGTATATAACCAAGGTTCACAAAATCTTGCCAATACATATAACCAAGGTTCACAAAATCTTGCCAATACATATAACCAAGGTTCGCAAAATCTTGCCAATACATATAACCAAGGTTCGCAAAATCTTGCCAATACATATAACCAAGGTTCGCAAAATCTTGCCAATACATATAACCAAGGTTCACAAGGTCTTGCCAATACATATAACCAAGGTTCACAAAATCTTGCCAATACATATAACCAAGGTTCACAAAATCTTGCCAATACATATAACCAAGGTTCGCAAAATCTTACCGGCGGACTTAATACTAATAACGTTGCCGGATCCAGTACTGTTTATAACGGAACAACTCCTGGAACTTTTTATCCGAGCAACTCTTGGTGGATGTACTACTCTGAGTATTATTCAACAGCAAATTCATCCACTAACTACGGAGGAGGATACGGTAATTCTACTACACTGCCTTCTCCAGTAGACGACTGGGACTATGATGTAAACAATGATGCTGCACGTTACTTGCAAAATTATTTTTCACTAGAGGAGCTGCCGTCAGGTTACAATGCGCCAACTCCGGGCGGAAATCCTTCAGGAAGTTATAATACTAATTATAATTCAAGAAATCCAGCATATAACTCGACATATTCTGGTACCAACCAACAATACAATGCAGCATATTCTGGTACCAACCAACAATACAATGCAGCATATTCTGGTACCAACCAACAATACAATGCAGCATATTCTGGTAACAACCGACAATACAATGCAGAATATTCTGGTAACAACCGACAATACAATGCAGAATATTCTGGTACCAACCAACAATACAATGCAGCATATTCTGGTACCAACCAACAATACAATGCAGCATATTCTGGTACCAACCAACAATACAATGCAGCATATTCTGGTAACAACCGACAATACAATGCAGAATATTCTGGTAACAACCGACAATACAATGCAGAATATTCTGGTACCAACCAACAATACAATGCAGCATATTCTGGTACCAACCAACAATACAATGCAGCATATTCTGGTACCAACCAACAATACAATGCAGCATATTTGGGCAACACACAACAATACAATGCAGCATATACAAATTCAGCAACTAATTATCCTGCCTCATACACCGGAGCTAGTACATCACTGTTTGGTGTTACACTACCAGGCGGAACGTATGGAGTTGCTCTAGATACACCGGATACACTTGCAACATCGGTTCCAGCATATAGTACAACTCCAATTTCAATAACAGTACCTACTGGTGGGTATGTTACAATTAAATTTACTCGTTAAAGGCATTTATGACTAAACAATATAAAATATTTGTTAGTATTGTATCTTATAGAGATGCAGTATTAGAACAAACTGTACACTCATTAATTGATAATTTATCAAATTACAACGAAATTACTATTTCAATTCTTGATCAATCATATGATACGTTTTCTATATCTCATCCTTGTATTATATATAATCAAATTGATCCTAAATTTTCAAAAGGTGTAGGTTGGGCAAGGCATCAAAATTCATTAAATTTAACTAATGAAGATTTTTATTATCAAATTGACTCTCATGCTATTTTTGATAAAAATTGGGACTTATATTTAATTGATGATTACCTTGCATATAAAGCAGAATATTTGACTTCAAAGATTGCAATGTCAAGTGCATGTCATTCTTTTTCGATGATCGACGGTGTCGCAACAAAAGATACTACTTTTTCACCTACAGAGGTGTTAATTGCTAAGTATACTCGAAAACCAATATTATCAGAAACTAACAAACATTTGTCAGTTCATTCGTACTATTATAATTGCACAGATCGTATTATTCCAGCAATTCATTTATACGGAGGTAATTTTTTTACACACTCTGAGTTTATATCAACTGTAGGTATTTGCCCGCATTTATTTTTTACAGGAGAAGAACAATATCTTACATTATCTGCATTTTTTAATGATTATAAGTTAGTGCATCACACGTCTATTCATAATTATCATCTCACATACAATAATAATACATATCTCACTAAATTGCATGTTGAGCCGGTTATATCAGATGACGATCTGTTAAAATTAGAAACAGACTCTATAAATTTTTTTAATGAATATATTAATTCTATATCAAATGATGATTTACAACGATTTTATGAATATAGCGGTGTTGATTATAAAAATAATCATATCGACGAGCAATCATTATGTGATTTTTTAGGACACATATCATTAAACCAATGTTATCAAAATCAATCATACCCTTCATTTTGGTTACACTCTACCGAACACGGTCTTACATTTTTACTTACTGAATCTAGTGATATAATTTCTAATGAAATAAGAGAGTATGGTGTATTTGGAGAATCTCGATATTCTAAAGTAGTTTCGTTATTAGCTAATATAGACTCACCTGTTATATATGATATAGGCTGTAACTTTGGAACATTCAGTTTACCGTTGGCAAAAATATTACCTACTAGTGAAATTTTTAGTTTCGAAGTCCAACGATTAGTATTCTATCAGTTATGTGCTAATATTGCACTTAATCAAGCATTTAATATTTTACCAATTAATGTAGCAGTTGGCGCAGAATCACAAATAATACAAGTTAATGATCTTGATTACGTTAATAGTTCAAATTACGGTGCATATACTTTAGATACTAATATTAGATTAGCAAACTCTCAAGGTAATGTGTATTATGATACTACATATACTATTGATCAGTTTGCATTAGATGATCTCGATTTACCAAGACCTAATCTTATAAAAATTAGTGTAGGTGGTACAGATATTAAGGTTTTAAAAGGCGCAGTTAACTTAATTAAAGAATCACAACCAATTATATTAATCGAGTGTTGGGATGCTCAATTTTATAAAACACAGAGAAATGAATTAATCGATTATGTTACACAACTTAATTATAGTATCCAATATACAGTGTGTGATTATTTATTATTAACATATAATACTTAGATATGTCTCTCAGATTTGTAATGTTGTACTTTGACGATTGATAAATATTTTTACATTATATTAATAACATCACCTATGTAGGTGATGTTAACATTATTTAAAAGATAGTTTTATGTTTACAATACCAGATATTCATTCAGCACTTGAACCAATTGTTTGTTGGTCAGGTGCACTTACAGACAACGATATTGAAGAAATTATTAAAATTGGTGATAATTTAGAATTTCAGCAAGCTAAAGTTGGAAATCAAAGTAAAGGCAGTACAGATGATACAGTTAGAAAAAGTTCGGTATCGTGGATTCGTCCTAATGACCAAACTGGTTGGTTGTTTAACAAAATGGTAGAAATTGTTGCTAGAGTTAATACTGATAAATTCCAATTTGAGTTATCGCACATAGATTCATTTCAATATACAACGTATACAGAAGGTGAATATTATAAATGGCATATTGACGGCGCTGTTAAAGATACGTTTGGGCCACATCATAGAAAATTAGGAGTATCAGTAGTATTATCAGATCCGGAGACTGAATTTACAGGTGGAAAATTTCAAATTATACCTGAAGGAAATCCAGACCAAGTAAAAAGTATAGAAGTTAATAAAGGAGATATACTGTTCTTTCCTTCATTTGTACCACATCAAGTAACTGAAGTCTTATCAGGTAAACGTAAAAGTTTAGTATGTTGGGTTCTCGGTTCAAAATTTAAATAACACAGAAGGGTATATGTCGCTAATTTCTATTTTTAAATCTCCAGTAATTGAATTCTTAACAACAGAAGAATTTGCAGAGGTATTGATACCACCAGCACCTGCTAATAAGTTTATCCCAGATTGGTATAAATCTATCCCGTCACATTCTAAATCTAATAGAGATGTGTCCGGCGCGCCGGCTATGACTGCTAAAAAATGTTTGCCAATGATGGATGCAATGACACATGGGTTCATTATTCCATTAGCCGGTGATGTTCATATTAGAACAAACGAAGATGCGTCATTAATTGATATTACTGAAAATCAATTTATTAAACAAACAGAAGAACACTCCCAAGATCAAGTAAGTCCTAATTTTCCATTTCCTAAGAAACATTTGATTAAGTTTATTAATCATTTTGTAATAAAAACTCCACCTGGATATTCTTGTATGTTCACATCACCAATTAATCACTTAGAATCTAGGTTTATAACATTAGGTGCAGTAGTTGACACCGATAAGTACGATAGAGAAATAAATTTTCCTACAGTTTGGCTGGCTAATAATTACGATGATACTGTGTTAGCCGGAACTCCTATAATTCAATGTATTCCATTCAAACGTAGTACTACTATTGAAAACTATAAAGTACGACCATATACACCTGAAGAATGGCATAACCGAGAAGTTACTCGATTAAAGCAATCAAACCAATCAAGCTATTATGTTAAAAATCTTAGAGTAAAAAAATAATGTCTATATTATCTAAAATTAAGTCAATATTTAATGAAACGGTAAATCCAACACCTATGATTAGATTTAAATGCGATATCCCGGGATATGAAGTTGGCCAACCGGTTCGGCGTGCAATGGATGTAAAACCAGACTGGTTAATTGACCAACTTAAAACTGCTGAAAAAAATAAAACTCATAAGTTTTCATCGTGCCCCGGAATGCATGATTATTATAGAATTGGGTATATTATTCCAGCCTGGGAAGATTTTGAAATAATTGTCGATAAAACAAAGGCAAACATTATTATTGGTAATTCTACTAGTTTTGTTTGCAAACCGTTTGAACAAATGGATTATCGTGTAGTCACTGGATCTGCAAATATTGATGATGATATTGCGCATCACGCATTAAAATTACCGTGCCCGTGGAAAGTATTTACTAAACCGGGATATTCTGCATTTGTTATGCCTGCGTTATATCATTCTCCATTTTTAAGAGATTTATTTTTATATCCGGGAATAAACGATTATGATCATTACCATACAATTAATGTTATGTTTTCACCATTAAGAGAAATGCGTGTTAAAATATATGCAGGTACTCCAATGTTGCATGTTATTCCGTATAAACGAGAAGACATTACAGCCGAAGTTGGATTAATAAATCAGAAAGAGACCGGGTTAGCTAACTTTACTTACCGAACAAAATCTCCCGGCTTTTATAGAAAATGGATATATCAAAAGAAAACAACTGATATAACTTACCTTTAATCATATAACCATACCTGACTAATTGTATAAATACTACAATATAGTTGGGTGAAGAAAACAACAGAAATCAATTACATCTAAAGGAGATTAAAAATGAATACTATAGTTAAAGTGAAAATAAATGAAGACGGTTCAATTAACTTGTGGAAACTTCCACAAGAACCAGATTCTACTTGGAGAGATGCAGTTTTAACTGAAAAAGAACCTACACTTACTACAAGACAGATAGCAATTCCGCAATACGATTTGTTAAAAACCCCAATACAAGTTTCATATTCTATTATAGAAGCATCATTGGCTGAAAGAAAATCTAATGAAAAAAACAAGGCAAAAAGTCTATTCTTACGAATTACAAATCAACAGGCACACAATGCAATTTCAGATAATTCTGAAGTTTATGATGCTGCTGCAGTAGAACACGCTAAAGCAGATATGATTGCTAAACTTAACGCTATTTCATTAGCAACAACACACGACGAATTAGACGCAATTGTATAATACAATAACTAGGTACATATCTTATACTACGCATTAGAGGCAGGGATTATTCATACTAATGTTGTAATTAGCAATGACGCAGGATTAGAGGCTATCAATAATATCAATAACAGTTTGAATCTTAGTTTGGATAATCTTGTTACGCAAGCTAAGATTTAACCCGCGATGTATTGGTTTCGGTAGTGCAACTAAACTAAACCAACCCCAAGCAATATGCTCATCACTTAATGTTGGTACAAATTCATTTTCTACTAAACAAAAATATGTATGAAAATTAAAGACACTATCGTTAGATACAAATTTTTCTAACGGTAGTGTTTTTTTAATGACTGGAAGAAATCCAATTTCTTCTTCTATTTCTCTAGTAAGACCTTGCCATGGGGTTTTATAGAAAATGGATTTACAAAAAGAAAACAACCAAAATTACCTATAACAATTACCGCTAACGAAATACAGTAACGCCATACAGATAAATACTTACAACTATAACAAAGGATTTATAAATGGCGATTACTCTTTCAAGTTTACTTAAAAGTGGAATATTACCTGTTAATGTAGGTGGTACTGGAACATCTACATCAACTGGGACCGGCAGTCTTGTTTTATCAACAAGTCCTAATATTTTAACATCATTAACCACTACTAGCACTAGTTTTGATTTACTTAACACCTCTGCGCTTACTGTAAATTTTGCAGGAGCAGCAACTACTGTAAATTTTGCAGGAGCAGCAACTAGTCTTAACATTGGCTCATCATCTGGCAATACTGTATTCAACAACAATGTTGCTATTCAAGGTAATTTAACAGTAAACGGTACTACTACAACTGTTAATTCAACTACAATAAGCGTTGACGATAAAAATATTGAATTAGGTTCAGTTGATTTTCCTAGCGACTCAACAGCTAATATGGGCGGTATTACTTTAAAAGGTACTACTAATAAAACTATCGTATGGAATATGAGCACAGGTGCTTGGACAAGTAATGTTCCATTTATTGCAGATAGTATTCAAAATACTCCAATTGGATCAACTACTCCTAGTACAGGTAAATTTACCGAGATTAGCATCGAAGATGGAGAAATTAGATTATACGAAGATCCAGCTAATGGTAGTAACTATATTAGTATTAAGTCACCTGCTTCTATTTTAAATAACTATTCATTAGAATTACCTAATGATATAGGTAATCCAGGTCAACTGTTATCAGCCACCGGAGACGGAAAACTTGAATTTGTTAATTTTGATCAAGGCGGAAATCGTATATTTGTTTCTGCTAAATTTGGTAACGATGCAAACGACGGGATTTCTCAACCAGTAAAAACAATTAAACGAGCGATGCAAATTGCAGCTAGTTTAGTATACACTTCGGCTAAAGTTGTTAATGGCTCTCGTGTTATTGTACAATTAGCATCCGGTGATTATTCTGAAGACAACCCAATTATTGTTCCTGATTTTGTTAGCTTAGTTGGTGATAGTTTAAGATCATGTATTGTACGTCCGCTAAATGCACATAAAGATATGTTTAGAGTTAGAAACGGCTGCTACATGAATAACTTTACATTTAGAGATGGAGTAAATGCAGTAGGTGTTCCGTCGTTTACATGGGATTATGCAATTGCATTTGATGATGTTGCAGACACTACTGTAAGCAGGGTTGGCTATACAAACTTACCAACTTCTAAATCAATAATGACATTATCGCCGTACATTTTAACAGTATCTATACTTAGCTTTTTAGGCGGAAATGGATGTTTAGTTGACGGTAATAAAGTTTCTTCTCCAAACGTTCCGGACAACATTTCTGAAGTTGAATTAAATCCTGCAGGAATAGCGCCAGTTCAGTGTAAATCAATGATTGGTAGTGCATTTACTATGGTTAGTTTTGGCGGAACTGGCTGGAGAGTTATTAACGATGCTTATGTACAGATAGTATCATGTTTCCAATTATTTTTATTAAACGGTGTGTATACACAAAGTGGCGGTTACGCGTCTATTACTAACTCTGCAACTAACTTTGGTAAGTATGCGTTAAGATCGTCGGGATATTCACCTTATGCATTTACGTTTGACAAAGGATTTGTTGCAAGTTCAGGGTCATCAGGAACTTCTACTACAATTACCTCACTTGGTACATTACGCGAAGGCGGCCCAGTTAACGAATTTGTTATTCGTTTTAGAAGTAATAACGAATTAGTTTACAAAGTTGATGTTTGCCAGCGTGATATCGGCTACGTCATTGATGCAATTGGTTATGATATGATGTTTAATTGTAACTTTAGATCAATAAAAGCAGCTATGTCATATTTTGAAGCACAAGCATCTATAGTATTAGGTGCTCAACGTGCAGCTACTGTTAATGCATTTACTTATTTAAAAAATTACTTAGTTAATAACATCGGCGGAGACCCTGTACTAGTAACATCAGTTAGTGATAACATGGATATTATTATAAATTTAGTAAGGGATGGGTCTAGTAGCAGTACAACTGGTCTTATTTCCCCGTTACCGACTATAGTAATGCCAAGTCCACCGACTATTACTTCCGGATTTGCAAATGCTGCTGTATTGATTGCTGCAAATAAATCGTTCGTACAATCTGAAATATCTGCCTATATGGAATCTGCATTTACATCTGTATGGAATGGTTTGTCTGTATTACAGAAAAATAAATGTACACGAGATATTGGATATATTATAGATGCAATACAATATGATATTCTTACTGGCGGTAATTTAGAAACAATAGTTGCTGCTCGAGCATATTATTCGTTTGGAACATTTGTCGAACTTGCTGCCGAAAAACCAGCAGCACTTGCAGTTCAACTTCGATTACGTGATATAATTGAATATATTATTACTAACAACACATCAAGTTGGACAAAGTCAACAGGCAATACTGATATTCAACAAGTTAATTTAAACCCTGCCTCAACTGATGCAGTTATTTTTGCTAAAGCGAGATTTCAAGAAATCCACAATACTATTAATTCTGGAAATACACCGTCAGTCATTTCACCTAGTACTGCTTGGGCATCTCCTGTATCTATTGCACAATACACTATGTTAGTAACTGATAAATCTGCAATTGCAGGGTTTGTTACTGATTTTATAAACAATAATCCATTGTACTCTAGCACTGATGTAACATCTACTTATAAATTACAATCATCGAGTTATATAAGTGTTTCATTTAATGCAACAACTGCAGTTACATTAAGTACTGAAGTTCCTCCAAATGTGTTTACGTTTTCATCGCCACATGGTTTTTTAAATAACGAATCAGTAACATACAATAGTAACGGTAATGTACCGTTAGGTGGTTTATTTACCGGTAGTGATTATTACATTGCATATATTAGTCCAACTCAATTTAAGTTAGCACAAGACGAAGGATTGTCAATTTTAATTGATATTACGTCTCTTAGCATAGGAACTCATTCGTTTACTAAACAAGATTATGAACTATGTGTTGATTCAGTAGTACAGTCGCACAACAAATATCAAACTCTTACATTGATATCAAATGCATTTGTATTTACTACCGGACAAGTTATTGAAGGAACTGTAAGCGGTTCTCCTACCCGTGCGTATGTATACAAATTTACAGCCCCTAACACATTAATTGTAAGTATTGATTATTTAATACCACAAAATGGATCTACACCAACCCAAACATTATTCATTCCTAACTCTAGAATTACTAAAGCAGGATCATTTGTTATTAATGTGTTAATTAGCTCAGTTTCTTTAAGAACTGATTTATACACTAGTACATTTTCGATTAAACCAACTATAACAGGCGGTGGATTGCAAAATGTAACAGCATTAATTGGTAAAAAAATATTTTTTCATCGTCCGAGTGTTGTTAACTCATCTGGACATACATGGGAATATGCCGGATCCGGTATTGACTATAACGCATTACCTCAAAATGGCGGACAAACTGTTCCTGCATTTGAACAAGTACAAGAACTTGCAGGTCGAGTTTATACCTCTGGTACAAATGAATTAGGTGATTTTAAAGTTGGTAATTTTATTACTGCATATAATAGAACTGGAAATATTACATTTAAAAATCGTGTTGATATTCAAGAACTATCGGTTTTAAAATTATCATTTAGTGATATTGCTATTAGTAGTATTAGTACAGATATAGGGTTAGGCGAAAACGAAATATCAGGACCGTCAAACAATGCATTAAGCACACAATTAGCAACTTGGTCTTATCTTCAAGATCGATTAGGCGATTTTATTGACAAAGGAGTTAGCACTAACTCAATTCCGGGTGCAATAGTACAGTTAAACTCAGTTGGGCAAATTAATACTGATTTAATTCCGCCACAGCGCACTGTTACATCTGTTGTAACATACGGATATTCGTCAAGACTACGTGCTGCTGATGATATTCCGGCTGTTGAATTTCTAGCAGGTGATACTAGTTCAGAAGAATATCAATCTATTTCAGTATCATTAAGTTCTTTAGTAACTGCATCAGATGGCGACATTGTAGTCCAGGCTAATACAAATGCGATCGGTATAATAAAAGGAAATTATGTTGATTCGTCAGTTATTATAATAGCAAGTGATTACGATACATTTAAAACTCCATTTACTACTATATCATCGCTTGACACTTTAACAATTGGATCTACTATAACTACTGCATACTGTATGACAATTAGTGCAGTTGCAAATGTGGTTGAAAATCACATACTTAGAACTACAAATGTTAGTCAATATGTAATATTACCAAATACTAGTTCATATTCGTATACTATTAGTTCTGTTGCTAAAATATTGAGATACAATAATGTAGTATATGTTACTACAGCTGCACCTCATGGGTTAACTTCGGTTTCTCATATTAAAACTACGTCATCAATTGCTGAGTATAACGGAATCTCATACCCATCGATAATAAGTACTACTAGGTTTAAATTTAATAAAACTGGTGTTTCGACTACATCAACTACGTTTACTGCATATCAAGGTGCAATAGTAAATGCAGCAGTTAATTCAACTACTACAACCGGTACTGTTACATCATCGAATTTAACAGGAACTATTAATAATGGCGATTATGTGTTCGGTGGAGATATTCCACCAGGTTCTATTATTACTAATGTTAATATGGGGGTTAATCCACGCGAGTTTACAATAACATTTCCTGAATTATCGTCAATCCCTGAAAATTTAATATCAACATTAACATTTATAACTCCTATTAACGCAACTGGTACTGTTCGGTCAATTATTACAGCAGTAAATAACCATGCAGATGGCGAAGTAACTGAATTAAAATCTGGCGTAATTACTACAGTTAATAATTTAACAATAGTTGGAGGAAGTTCATACGTATCAGGAACATATATTCATGTTCCACTAATCTCATCTACCGGAACTGGATCAGGCGCAGTTGCTAACATTACGGTAACATTAGGTAGTGTTACTACAGTTGATATAACATATGGCGGTATTGGATATGCAATTGATGATATATTATCTGCATCAAATACATATTTAGGTGGAACTGGTAGTTTATTTAATGTTAAAGTATCTAGTGTTGAAACCCGAGTATATTTAGATATTATTTCAGGTGTTGCATTTATTGGATCAGAAGCGTCACCTGATTTTGTAGCAGATAATTTAAGTATTACTAAAACACTAACATTAACTGATATAACAACTAAGTCATTTAATGCAACCTCGATTGATATAGGCGGTGACGTTAACTATGTACTAAACCAAATAACGATTGTTGGACACGGATTAAGTACTGGTGATTCAATAACATATGATTCTTCATTTAATCCTCCGATTAGCGGATTAATTGCGTTATCTTATTTTGTTAAGAAAATTTCAAATGATGTAATTGAATTATATACAGATTATACAGCATCTTCTGCAAATAAGGTAATATTTGGATCAAGTTCATCTGGCATACATTTCTTTTATTTACATGTTGTAAATTTAGATAATGATAGATTCTATGCACCTGCACATGGTATAACAAATGGTACTGCAGTTACAATCACTGGGTCTTCGCTACCATCTAGTTATGGTCACGTAATACCAGATCGAGAAACATTCTTTGTAGGATCAGTTACTACTAATACATTTACACTGCATACACTTCGATCTGATGCATTACAAAGCATTAACGGTTCGATCATTGCAGCAATAAATATTACAGCAATTGGATCAGGAACATGTACATTTATCACTGACCAAGTTAATATAATTGGTGTAATTAACACAAGTAGTAGAGTTGCATCAAGTTGGGGTTTAATTGCAACCTCAAGTATAGATGCAGCTAATATTATATCAGGCGTTATTGATACTACAAGATTAGCAGTTTCTGGTGCTGCTAACAGTAATACATTTTTACGAGGAGATTCTTCATGGTCTCCGGCGGTATCGTCTATCCAATCTACTAATGCAGCGTTAACTATTACGGGGTCTGGAACTGGTGCTAAATACGGTGCAGTAACAGTTGATATGGTTAGTGTTGATAAAACTGGCGGAGTTGGTTTATTTTCAACACTAGGTGCTGCGAGTTTTAATACTACTCAATTCTCAGTAGGTACTGGCGATAGTTTACTTTCAGGACAAGTACAACTTAAAAATGGTGTATTAGATGCAGCAACTTTAGATTCTCATGATTCTACATATTTTTTAGATCCAACTCATTTTAGTTCTGCTATACCAGTATCAAAAGGCGGCACTGATATTACAACATATACCACTGGTGATATTTTATATGCAAGTGGATCAACTGTATTATCAAAATTAGCAATTGGCACAAATGGAGCAATTTTAACAGTTTCGTCAAATGTTCCGGCATGGGTTAACGTGTTACCAGCAACACATGGCGGTACTGGATTATCAAGTGCCGGCACTGCAGGAAATGTATTAACATCGGACGGAACTACCTGGGTAAGCGCACCGTTAAACTTACTCTCACAATTACACGCATACAGTTTAGCATATACAGGAATTTAACATGGCAAAAACATTCACAGCACCGTTTGTACAAGCGGTAAACAATTCAAATTGCAACATAACAGCAGCAACCTCTGCAGTCTCAGGTGATTCAGTCTCGACTGCAGTATTACTTTTCACAGCAGGATTAGAAGGGTCGGCAATAACTTCAATTACTGCAATTCCTCGTGCTACCGTAACTGCAACTGCCCTTTATTTGTTTACAACTACAGGGTCTGATACAACTGCATTAAAATTAATTGATTCTATTACAATGCCAGCGCAAACATTAAGTACTACTGCCGGCATAACAATATCAACTTTTACAAATTATACAGAAGATTATCCACTAAGGTTAAAAGCTACTGAAAAATTATACGTTGCAACCGGTGTAGCCGCTAATATACAAGTATATGCGCGTGGGATGGATTACTAATGCGTCCTAATTTACCAGCGTTAAAAGACGCACAACATAAAATATACTATTTTACTAAAGATCTTACGATTAACGGTATTACTGTAGGTAGAGGTGCAGGTAATATTTCATTTAACACTGCAGTTGGTGCGTTATCACTTAAAAATAATACTATCGGTGTTCAAAATACCGCTGTTGGGTATGATAGTCTTCAAGGTAATACAACTGGTAGTGCAAACACTGGTATTGGATACGGTAGTCTTTCTGCTAACAGAACTGGAAGTAACAATGCTAGTTTAGGATATTTTGCAGGCAGCTATATGCCAAACGGAACTACTCCTGTTATTGAAGTTAACAACTCAATATATATTGGCTATAATACAAAAGCATCAGCAGCTTCTGGAGTTACTAACGAAACTGTAATCGGGTATACAGCAGTTGGGTTAGGTAATAACACTACTGTAATTGGTAATTCGTCTGTAATTGCTACAACAATTTACGGTGGGTTAAAATTACCATATACTACAGACGCAACTAATAACACCACCGGTGGCGCATTAACAGTAGCAGGTGGTGCGGCTATTGCTAAACAGTTATATGTTGGTACTAATTTAACCATTGGCGGAAATTTAACAGTTAATGGTTTTACAACGACAGTAAATTCATCAACGATTACGGTTGATGATAAAAACTTAGAATTGGGATCAGTGGCAGCAGTTACACCGACTGGTAGTATTACTGCAGGATCAGCAGTTGTTTCTGCATTATCAAGTACTGCTAACATTATAGTCGGATCAGCAGTTTCACCTGTATTAAGTGGAGCCGGTACGGTTACTTTGCCAGCTAGTGTAACCGTATTATCAATTGATAGTGCTACGCAAATCACGTTAAGTGCAGCATTTACAGGTACAGGTTCTGCACCTGGAGCAACATTATCGATTGGTGGCGCAACTGATGTAACTGCAAATGGTGGCGGTATTACACTCACCGGTGCTACTAATAAAACAATTATTTGGGATTCTACTAATACTAATTGGACATCTAGTGAACACTGGAACATTGCTACAGGTAAATCGTATAAGATTAACAATGTAACTGTATTAGATAACGCGCAAGTGTTAGCATCTGCAACAGGTGTTACAGTTGGCGGTACAAGTACTACTACAATTGGATTAGGAACAAATTCTACTACACTATCAACTACTACAGTAGGTGGTGCAATTACAGGTAATGTATTAAAAATTGCAGGTACTGCTGCAGGTACCGTTAATTTAACATCTGATGTAACAACTGGTACTATTAATGAATGGACTAATATTACAACTGCTACAATTAATATTGGAGCTAGTACAGGTACAATTGTTGCAAATGGTACAATTAAATTACCAGCTGTTGGTTCATCTGGGTATGTAACGATAGGTGCAGGGGGACAACTAGGTACCGGTACCCCCGGAGCAACTGTAACAGCAACTACTACAAATGCTACATTTTATCCAATATTTAGCTCTGCAACTACCGGATTATTAACTATTGCAAATGTAGTTACTTCTGGTTTTAGATTTAACCCGTTTACTAATGTGTTAACATTAGGTGGGGATGCGAGCATTAACAGTATCATTGTTGGCAAAGGTGCCGGAGGCGTTGCAGACAACACTGCAGTAGGTGATACGGCACTTAATTCTAATACAACTGGAAGTGCTAATACTGCAGTAGGCTATTCTGCACTTGCCACTAACACAACTAGCAATTGGAATACTGCTGTTGGTACTCAAAGTCTTTTTAGTACTACTGCAAGAGTAATTTCAATTACAATATCTGCAGGCGGAACTGGGTATACTCCGACAGCCGCTACACTAATGTACACTAATGTTCAGTTAACATATGTTTCTGGATCAACTGCAATTACATATCCAACTGCTAACATAACAGTAACAAATGGTGCAGTTACATCGTGTACACTACTTACCTATGGGACTGGATTTAAAAATTCTAGTACTGTTATGAGTGCAGACTCAGCGTCAATTGGCGGAACTGGATCCGGATTGCTAATTTCTATTGGGTCAGTAGCATCTAGTGACTCAAATGTAGCTGTTGGGTATAAAAGTTTATATGCTAATATTGGAAGTTCTAATACTGCAGTAGGTGCAAGTGCGTTATTTAATAATACAGTTGCAAATAATAATACAGCAATTGGGTATCAAAGTATGTATACAGCTACGGCTAGTACCGGCAATGTTGCAATTGGAGCACTTGCAATGTACAGTACTACAACCGGTATTGGCGCATTTGGTACAATTACCGGTGGCACCGGGTATACACCTGGTACATATAAATATGTAACGTTATCAGGTCTATATGGTGCAGTGTTTGGGTCATATCCAATAGTAAATATAACAGTTAATGCAACCGGCAACGTAAGTGCATGTGCATTAGTTACACCTGGTTCCTATGCTTACTCAACTGTATCAAGTACCGCATTTACAATTGATTCGGCATCAATTGGTGGCACCGGTTCTGGATTTAGTATTTTAGCTAGCTCGTTTTCGTCCGGCAGTTCTAACACTGCTATTGGTTTTGGTAGTCTTCAAAATAATACAATTGGTGGTAACAATACTGCTAGCGGTTATAGTAGTCTTCAAAAAAATACAACCGGCATTTATAATACAGCTATTGGTTCTTATAGTCTTCAAAGCAATATTACTGGCGCTTCTAATATTGCAATTGGTTTTCAAAGTCTGTACAAAAATACAACTGGTGTTAGTAGTTTTGGAACAATTACCGGTGGCTCTGGATATACCGGCACTGGAACTTATTATAATGTTCAATTAACACCTGTGTCTGGATCAGCTGCAACAACATATCCAACTGCAAATATAACAGTATCAGGTGGTCAAGTTACTTCCTGCACGTTAGTAAGTAACGGTTCTGGATTTAAAGATACTAGCACTGTTATGACTGCAACTGCATCGTTAATTGGTGGCGGGGGTTCCGGATTCCTTATTCCTGTTTCTAGTATATCAGCTGGTAATTATAACGTATCAGTTGGGGCACTAAGTTTGTATGCTAATACACTTGGCCAATATAATCAAGCACTTGGATATCAAAGTCTTTTCTCTAATACAGAAGGAGGTTATAATATTTCTGTTGGTGCTAATAGTCTTCTTTCTAATACAACTGGCAATAACAACGTAGTTGCCGGTCATTCTAGTATGTATACTAATACTGCTGGTTCTAATAACACTGCAGTCGGGTTTAATGCGTTATATAACAATACAACTGTTACTAAATCATCATCAATATTATCTGGAGGAACTGGATATACCGGTACTGGCACTTACTCAAATGTTCAATTAACATATGTATCTGGATCAGCTGCAACAACATATCCAACTGCAAATATAACAGTATCAGGTGGCGCAGTGACTGCTTGTACATTTGTTACCTATGGTTCTGGATTTAAAGATACTAGCACTGTTATGACTGCAACTGCATCGTTAATCGGTGGCGCTGGATCTGGGTTTCTTGTTGGTCCTGCTACATTGTTTTCAGGTGATTCAAACGTATCTATTGGTTCATACAGTTTAAATGCTAATACTATTGGCCAAAACAATACAGCTAGCGGTCAGCGAGCTCTTCAGGCTAACACTACTGGAAGTAATAATGTAGCTACTGGTACCAGTAGTATGTTTAGTAACACTTCTGGTAGTAGTAATGTAGCTATTGGTGTCAGCAGTCTTCAGGCTAATTTAACTAGTGATAACAATATAGCTATTGGTAATGGTGCAGCACAAGCTGCACTTACTGGGCCAACTATTGCAATTGGTGCTGCTGCATTAAATGCCGTATCTTCTGGAACATACAATTTAGCAATTGGAGATGGCGCTGGGAGATATTTAACAAACGGTAATACACAAGTAACATCAATAAACAGTTCAACATATCTTGGCCATACTACACGAGCATCAGCCGCAGCAGGTGTTACTAACGAAACAGTAATTGGCTATAATGCAATTGGTTCTGGATCAAATACTGTTACAATTGGTAATTCGTCTGTGTTATCAACAATAATTAACGGTAATATAACTACAACAACTACTGCAATTAGTGCTGCAGCATGGACAACAGCTGGCGTTAATTTAAAATTACAAGCACGTACTTACACAGATACATCAAGTCTAGCTGGTACAGTTGCAAGTAGTTATATTAACGCGATATCAGCTCCAACGTTTGCAAGCACAAATGCAATAACAATTACCGATGCTGCTAATCTATATGTTGCAGCACCCGTTGCGGGTACAAATAGCACGTTAACAAATGCATGGTCAATTTTAGCAACCGGAAAAATTAAAGCAGCTGCGTTTATAGGTGATGCAACCGGACTTACTTATACCGGAGCATCTGTTAGACCATCGTTGTTATTAAATTTTGCTAATACTAAAAGATTAGATAAAAGAATTACATTTGCTAGAGCTAGTATTGCAACACGCTATAATCAAGATGGATTAATTGAAGTAGTAGCAACTAATCAACCAAGATTTGATCATGATCCGATTACTAAACAATCACTTGGATTGTTAATGGAAGAACAACGGCAAAATTTATTAAAATGTTCTGAACCGTTTTTTGATAACACAGTGTGGGGCAAAGCAAACTGTACAATAGTACCAAATGCTGCAGTTGCTCCAGACGGCACATTTACTGCTAGTAAAATCATATTGAATAGTGGTAGTCCATACGGCTACTTGGCATCATATGGCGGACTATCTGCAAATACTACTTACACGTTATCATATTATGCTAAAGCTGCTGAATTTACTGAAACTTATCCTGATATTTTTACTAATGGTGCAAGTGATATTCAATTTAAAGCTAATTTATCTACCGGAGGAAAATCAAATGTTGCCGGATCTCCAGACGATTACGGTGTAGTTCCGGTAGGAAATGGGTGGTATCGGTGCTATATAACTAGAACATTTTCTAGTGGTTTTGATATGACTAACAATCAAATTCAAATTGGTAGAATGCAAGGTACCGGCAACGGAACAAGTGGTATATACATATGGGGTGCGCAACTTGAAGCATTTCCATTTATGTCAAGTTATATTCCGTCATCTGAAACATTTACATCTCGCGCAAGTTTTGGGTCATATTATGATTCAACCGGGTTAATTAAATATGCATCAGCAAATGCTGCACGGTATACATATAATCCAGCTAATTTAAAATTAGCTCCAAAGTTATTGTTAGAAACTTCATCTGCTAACTTATTTTATTATAGTGAACAATTTGATAATACTTCATACTGGACAACTAGCGCAGTTAGTTTTACAGCAAATGCAACAGTAGCGCCGGACGGTACTACTACTGCTGATAAAATGACCGAAACTGTTACTGGATCAGCTATTCAGCATTTAATTGTACAATCAATTGGAACTGTATCAGTTGGATCTGTATATACTTCGAGCATTTATGCAAAGGCAGGCGAACGAACTTGTATTTCAGTAACTGCAAATGCCGAAGCATATATTGTATTTGATTTAGTTGCAGGTACAATATTCCAAGGTGCATCACAGGCAACTATGACCGCAGTTGGCAATGGATGGTATAGATGCTGTGCAACATTTACAAAAACTAATACAAATGGTAGTTTTTATTATGTAAATTGGGATAACGCCGGCGGCGGATTAAACAATTATATCGGAACCGTTGGTTCTGGATTGTTTATCTGGGGAGCACAAGTAGAATCCGGAGCAATTGCATCTTCGTATATTAAGACTGCTTCTAGTACTGTTAACCGATCTGCTGATTTGTATTCTGCATCGTTATATACTAGAATTGGTGAATTTGCTGCAATGACAGGCACTAACTTTTTAAATTGGTACAGACAAGATGAAGGCACATTGCATGCAACTTCAAGATTAATGTCAACTACTACTGCAGTATCGGTTCCGACTATGGCATGGGTAGATACGGGTGCAGGCGGTGCAATTACACTTATTTCATTAAGATATGTGAGCGGTAGCGGCGGTGCAGTTATTGATTCGTACGGATATAATAACAGTGTTTCTCAATGGGATTTAAATGGAACTGCTGTTACATCACAAACTGTAATATCATGCGCACTTGCATACGCAACTAATGACATTGCACTTTCAGTTTCTGGTAACACAGTTGAAACTGATACGTCTGCTGCGGTTGGACAAGGTATGAGTAGAATGTTAATCGGATCTAATCAAAACTTACACATACTCAAACTAGCATATTACCCAAAACGCTTAACAAATGCTGAATTGCAATCTATAACAACACAATAAGGAAAAATATATGGGATTAATAGGAACAAATCCAAATCAAATACCAACAAATGCTGATTTAGGAACAATGGCATATGAAGATGCTGATAATTATGTCCCTGATTTAGGAGACATAACTCGTGCATCTATAAAACCATCTTTAAACCTAGATTTTGCAAATTCTAAAATGCTTGATCCTAGGATTACGTTTACTAGACCATCTATAGGATCATATTATGACTCTGATGGTATTTTAAAAATAGCTGCAAGCGGAATTCCTCGTTTTGATCATAATCCAGTTACCGGCGAATCTCTTGGACTATTAGTTGAAGAACAGCGTACTAATGTAGTAACTATAAGTGAAGACTTTAACGCGTGGACTACTTATAACTTGCGAGTTATTCCTAATGTTGCATTAGCGCCTGATGGATTTTGGACAGCTGATATGTTAGTTGAAGATAGCACTGCGTCAGTTGGCCATTTTATTTACCTTACTAGATCCGGATCAAACGAAACTGTTACTGCGTCAGTGTATGCTAAATTAGTAGCATCTTCTAGACCTCAATTTGAAATACGAATGAGCAATTTTGCTAGTGCTTCAACTGGTGTAAGATTTGACTTACAAACCGGTACTATATTAAATGCAGATGCAGCAAGTGCAGATTATACTGCACCAACATCAACTATTACACCAGTAGGAAATGGGTGGTATAGATGCTCAATTACTACTACTAAAGCAGCAGTGAATACTACTAATAATATGCAGATTGGATTAATTAAAGATTTAGTTAATACTTATACCGGCGATAACATATCTAGTATTTACGTTTGGGGTGCTCAAGTAGAAGTTAATTCATTTGCAACTAGTTATATACCGAATTATTTAACATTTTCATCAAGAGCGTCTACTGCAACGTATTTTGGATCAACTGGATATATGACAACTGCTGCATCTGGAGTAGCACGGTACGATTATAATCCTAATAATTTAAGTTTAGGATCTAGATTATTAACAGAAGCGGCTAGTACAAATTCAGCTACGTATAGTGAAGATTTTTCTAACGGTGCATGGACTACAGGCGGAGCTAATGTCTCAGTAACTGCAAATCAAATTATATCACCTGATGGCTCTCAAACTGCTGATAAAATACAAACTACTTTAGCTAGTACTGTAAATACTGGGTTTATACATCAAACCATAACTGTAACTGCAAATCGTACTTCAAATACTTGGTCAGCTTATGTAAAAAGAGGCAGTGTGCCTGTCGTTACTTTAAATTTATATAATGGATCTCCATTTACCCAATCAGTACTAACGTATAATTTTGATACTAATACAGTTATAGATTCTACCGGTTGTTTTGCATATTCTGCAATCTCATCTGTTAACGGTTGGGTTAGGCTTAGTACATCATTAGCCGGTAATGCATCAACTAGTGTTGCATGCAGAATATATGTAAGAGACCAAGGAACAAGTAATACTACATCTGATTATGTGTATGCATGGGGTGCGCAATTTGAAGAAAATTCATATCGGGTGTCAAGTTATATTCCAAATGTATTAACTGGAACGTCGTCAAGAGTTGCTGATACAGTAATTGCAACTACGTCAGTTACTCGTATCGCAGATCAACCATTAATATCAGGTACTAACTTTTCTAGCTGGTATAAACAATCTGAAGGAACTATTGTAACGTCATTTAGTCGTCCATACGCTATTACTGCAACTGCAAATTACCCAACTATTACTGAACTAAATTATTTAAATGACTGGAACTACAACCATTATCAATTACTTCAAACTAGCACAAATTCTGTAACATGCGGAACACATAGCCCAGGTGGTATAACAAATGCAGATATGTATTCCGGTACGATATCACTAACTTCAGTAAATAAAACTGCGTATGGTTATAAAACTGATAATTTTGCGCATTCGTTAAATAACTACGATATAATTACTGATAGTGCTGGACAAGTTCCGCCTATTGTTCATAGATTAACAATTGGTTATTCAACAACTAGTTACGGTGTGCTAAATGGACAAATTGCAAAAATTGCCTATTATCCAAAACGGCTAAGTAACACTGAATTACAAACAATTACACTTTAAAGGAATACAACATGAAAAATTATTATTTAAAATTTACTGATCAAGCTGAGTTAGAAGAAACATTTATTAACTTAGGATTAGGATCAATTCAACCTGTTTATGGTACTAAAAGTGATACACAGTTTGTACCAAATATCATTTTAGACGTTATTGGTTTAATTTACAAACCAACTGGAGAAACGTTGCTTTCAGAAGATGGATTACAATATCCAGAAATGTTACCAATCGATGGTTGGCATGCAAATGCAAAAGCAGAATTAACTGCAGCGCAAGAAGCAGCGTTACCACTTATAGATGCTCCAACTACTCCACATAGAAAATGGGCGGGTGAATAATGTCTAAATTGTTAAATTTGCTTGGCACTAAACCCAACCAAATCCCAACAAATTCTGATTTAGGCAAAATGGCATTTCAAGATGCATTATCTCTTACTGATGATAATGCAACTACTTCGTCGTGTTATCCGTTGTTTACAGATCCAACTAACGGTGCGTTAGTTAAAACGTCGTTATCAAAATTAAAATATACTCCAAGTACTGGGACATTACAAGCAACATCGTTTGCTACTGCTAGCGGAAGTTTAGTAGTTGATTGGAAAAATCTTACTGCACAATATGCGTTACAAGGTGGCGGTACTGTTACAACTACAACTACTAATATTTTGTGGTCAACTAGGGTTATTGCTATTCCGGTTGAAATGCCAGAAGAAAGCGCAAGTGGTTTTTTTGACATAAGTTGTCCAATTTCGGGAACAGTTGTATATTATAATCCAAGCAATGTTACCACTACAACCACTTGTACATCTAATGGTATTCCGTTACTTGCATGGGAAGCACTTTATTATCAAATTACTGAAGGCCAGTCAGCAACATCGGACCAAACAAAGTTTAGAGTCGTAAGTTATCAAAACTCAACTTGGGTTCCGGGTCCAGGATGGATATGTATTGCTGCAAGAAATGGTGACGACAGTTCGTTTAAATGGTTACCAGGACAGGTAAATATTCCGCAAAGCCAGTATTATGTTTCATCAACCGGTGCGAAAAGTTGGATAGTAGGCGGAGCAACTAGTACTACTGGAACCGGGTCTGCTGTGTTGTCTGTTAGTCCAACTGTTACCGGAACGTTAACCGTTACCGGTGATACCGTTATTTCTGGAAACTTAACAGTTAATGGTACTACAACTAGCATTAATTCAACAACATTATCAATTGATGATAAAAATATTGAACTTGGTGCAGTTACATCAGGAACAATAAGTACTACTGGTACAGTTGGTTCTATTACCGGAACTGGACCATGGACTGCTACTATCACAAATATGACAACTACTTCTGGATTAATTCCAGGTTCATCAATTTCTGCAACCGCAGGAACTGGAACGTTATACGGCGGATCACCGACTTCTATTGCCGTTGCTACTATTGTTAGTTCAACTAGTATTACGTACACCGTAACCGGTGGAACTACGCCAACTGCAGGTACAGTTACTAATATTACAACTACTGGAAATAGTGACGTAACTGCAAACGGTGCCGGTATTACTATAAAAGCTGCAGCTGATAAGACATTATACTGGACATTTGCTGAAAATAGATGGGTTAGTAATATTGGTTTTCAAGCAAATAATACAGCATTAGGTGGCACACTAGGTAGTCAAGAGATTGCAGCAAGATTTTTTAGTACATATTCTGGTAACGGTGGTCTACTTGATATCTCACATTTTAGAGATGCAGCCGGTACAGATTGGACTACAGTTGGTACGCGATTGCAGCAAAAAATTGATACTACCTGGATGGCATGGCAGCAATTTAACGGTAACGGAAATCCAGGCGGTATAGCTTGGGGAACTGGAAATAGTACAGTATCGCCACAAGCCGTTTCTGAACGCATGCGTATTGATTCTAGCGGTAACGTACTAATTGGTACTTCTACAGCATACACTGTGGCCGGTGTTGCAGGATTGCAAGTGCATGGTACTAGTTCCAGCTCATATGTAAATTCAACAAGATGGAGTGCTAATGCATTTCCACCCGCGTTAATTCTTGGTAAATCTAGAGGCGCTGCAGTTGGTACACGAGCAGCAGTAGTTGTTAACGATTCTATAGGTGAAATTGGGTTTTTTGGAGACGATGCTACTAACTTTGTTACTGCAGCGTATGTTAGAGGCTCAGTTGATGGCACTGTTAGCACCGGAGTTGTGCCTGGCAGATTAGCATTTGTAACTTCCAACTCGTCAGGTGTATCAACTGAACGTATGCGTATTGATTCTGCCGGTAATGTTGGTATTGGAACAACTAGTCCATCTGCAAAGTTACATGTATATACAGCAGCTGATACTACCCAAATAATACAAGATGCTAATTCTATGCTTAGAATAATGGCGACTAGTGGTACTAATTATATACAATCCGGTGCTATACTTTCTAGTGGATCTGCAGCACCGATAGTATTTGGAAATATATATGCTATAAATGAATGGATGCGTATTACTACAACAGGTAATGTTGGTATTGGAACTGGGGCAACTGTTAACTACAAACTTCAAGTAAACGGTTCATTTGCTGCTACTACTAAATCATTCGTAATTGACCATCCAACTAAACCAGATATGAAACTACGTTATGGTAGTTTAGAGGGACCAGAAAATGGTGTGTATATTCGTGGTAGATTAAAAGATTCTAATGTTATAGAATTACCAGATTATTGGACTGAATTGGTCCATGAAGATACTATTACAGTAAACTTAACTGCTATTGGTAAATCACAAGATTTATGGGTTGAAGATATTGTAGATAATACAGTAATTGTTGGTGGAAATAATATCAACTGTTTCTATACTGTGTTTGCAGAACGTAAAGATGTTGAAAAATTAATTGTGGAATTTTAATTATGGGAGTTAGTTATAATCCACAAATTGTTACTAACGGGTTGGTTTGTAATTTTGATATTGCAAACCAAAAAAGTTATAGTCCAAATGTACATCCAAAACCACTAGATTTATATTCTTGGATTAATACTCCTACTGGTTACAACTGTACTCTATCAGTTGATACTACAACTAGATCTCCAGTTGGTAATTTAAATAGACCATTAAAGATGGTAATTACAGGTAATGATCCATACATTCCAACCTACAATACATCAACTTGGAATATGGCGCCAGCAGCAAATGGACAAACTTGGACAGTTAGTGTTTGGGTTAAAGCTAGTGTTTCTACAACTTGTCAACTTTTTATAATGGAGGCAAATTCAAGTGGAAGTTATATTGCAGCTGGAACAGCAGGATTAGCTGTTACTACTAATTGGACTAGAATATCGTACACCTCTACGTTTTCAAATGCATCAACTGCATATGTTCAGTGTAGATTAGATGGCACAGACACTAGCGGCACAGGTATTACTATGTGGTGGGATGGATTGCAATTAGAACGTAGTTCTAGTATGACTGCATTTAATCCAAATACAAATGTTAATAATGTCTTAGTAACTGACACTAGTAATACCTCTAATAACGGAACACTTACTAATAATCCAATTTACAGCGCAGCAGGCTACTTAACTTATACCGCAGAATCATCACATTACATTAGTTTAGCATCTGTTTCAAATTTACAGTTTTTAGGTGTGTTACCATGTTCATTTGAAGCATGGGTTTATCCAACAACTAATCCAGGTGCAGGCGGATTTCCTGGAATTATTTGTAGAGAAAGCAATCCAGGACCTGGTAGAGATGGATATAACTTATTATTCCATGGTAGTGCTACTACTGATACAAACTTTGCATTTGAACGGTTTGTTGCAGGTGCAGGTACTGGTACTGGGTACACTACGATTATAAGTTCGGTAATATCACTTAATTCATGGCATCATATTGTAGGAACTTATGACGGATACAATGTATCTTTGTATCGTAACGGAGCATTTGTGTCATCAGATTCATCTACGGGGTCTATAACAAATACTGCTGCAGTGACAACCATTGGTATGTTAGGATCTACACCAAGTGCTGCTACAAACTTTACTGGTAGAATTTCTGCAACTAGAATTTATAATAAAGCATTAACCGCAACTGAAGTACAACAAAACTTTAATGCAATTAGAGGGAGATACGGAATATGAGTATAGTAACTAATGGATTGGCATTCTATTTAGATCCGTCTAATACTGCAAAATCATATAAAGGTGCTCCTACTACAAATTATGTAACTTATCCGTATGCAAATTATACCGGTTCTGCATTTTCAATGCCATCGTATAATTACGATGCTACAAGTACGCACACATATTCGTATGTAACTAGTGTGTCTAATCCAATTAACTCTCCCGGCGTGTTAAGATATTCGTCAGGGTCAACTGGTTACAAATATTGGTCAATAACTATACCTGGCACAAATTTAACTACCGGAACTTATACATTTTCATATTATGCTAGAATAGTTGCAGCTCCATCTGCTGGATTAAGTCTAGCACAAATTTGGCGTAAATCTGGTATAAGTGATATTACACCAACAGGTGATTGGAATCCAACTTTTACAAGTTCATGGAAAAGATATACTTTAACCGGTGATGCTACTAACAGCGGATTAGATATTTTTATCATACACTCTGGTGCAACAACCGGTGGATATGTTATAGATTTTTGTGGATTTCAATTAGAATCTGGGTCATATGCAACTCCATTTGTATCAGGTGCTCGTTCTACAACACAAGCATTTTTAGATATAACAGGTAATACTACATTAACATCAAATGTAACTTTTGCAAGTGATGGATCGTTTAGTTTTAATGGTACGAGTAGTGCAATTTATTCACTTACTCCTGTAAATCTACCATTAGGATCATCAAATCGCACTATGATATGTTGGTGTAAACCAGATACTACACAAGTTAATGCTGATGCATATACCGGTCTAATCGCTTACGGTGCTAGATCTGCATCAGGCGGGGCATTGCTGTCAATTAATACTAGCGGATCCACCTTTTACGCTACTTCTGCATATTGGAATAATGATTACACTCCATCTACAGTAGTTGTAAATAAGGCAGAATGGAATATGGTTGCAATAACTACATTAGGAGACGGTGTTGTAAACAATACAACATTATACTGTGGTAATTCATCTGGTATAAATTCAGTAACTGGCAGTTCGTCAAGTTATGCTACTCCATTAAATCTTGCAAGTTCTCATTTAACTATCGGATCTACTGATTACTTTGGTAGATGGTTTAAAGGAAGTATCGGAGCGGCAATGATTTATAATAGACAGTTATCACTTGCAGAACTTAATCAAATTTTTTATGCAACTAAAGCGAGGTACGGATTATGAGTTTAACACACAGCCCAAATATAGTTACTGATAGTTTACTGTTAAATTTAGATTTTAAAAATCCTAAAAAGTTTACTTCTACTTTAGGTACTGGAAATTTAGTACAAAATCCAAATTATAATTCATCAACTTGGTCAAATATATTCTCAGCAAATGCTACATTAACAACTGGTATAGATGCGCCTGATGGTAGTATGACTGCTGTTAGGATGTCATGTAGAACTTCTGGTCAAAGCTTACTTAGAATAAGTTTTACTAGCTTTACTCCAAATACAACTGATACTTATATTATTAGTTTTTATGTTAGAAAAATAAGCGGAACGATATTAGACAGTAATCAAATTTGGAGTGGTTTACACGATGTAACCCCATCACTAGAATATTCATCTCAATTAGTAACTGGTAAATGGGTGCGCATTTCATATTCTAATACAACTACTGCTACTGCTAAAACATTTTTTGATATTTTAGACAATAATACTACTGATTATGTATTAGATTTTTGGGGTGTAAAAGTAGAAAATGATACTACTAATGCGCCAATGCCATTTAAAGATACAGTTGGCGGTTATACTATGAATCTGTATCGTAATCAATTTGCTACAGTAAACGACGATAGTATAACGTTTACAAGAAGTGCATCTACGCCAAAATATGGTCCAAATATGTACTTAACTGCAACTGGTAATTTAACTGTTGCAAACTTCATGTATAACAATCATACTTGGGAAGTATGGTTTAAAATAAATGATATTAATCCAGCAGCATATGATGCAACGGAACAAATGAGTAATATTATAGGATATCGAGGTTATCATACGTCGTTTGAATATACATCAACAACTTTGTATTATTATGTTTGGAATGGTTTATCAACATTACCAGCTTGTGCGTCTTGGACAATTGCAACAAGTGGAGCACAAATAAATCAAGGATCATGGTATCAAGTTGTAGTGGTAAGAACTGGAGATGTGTTTACTCCTTATGTTAATGGTGCACCGTTAGGTACAGGGTCAACGACCGCTACTGCAGTAACTGGAATTGGAACGACTAATGATATTTCTATAGGCGGATTTGGAAATAATGGTAGTGGCGGTGGAAGTTATAATTATTATCCTAAATGTTCTATTGCAAACTCAAAAATGTATAACCGCGCACTAACTGCAGCAGAAGTATTACAAAATTTTAATGCCCTAAGAGGCAGATTTGGTATTTAATAAATACATAATAATATGAAGGACACATAATGGCATTAGCTGATAAAAATATAGTTATTACACCAAATATAAGCGCAGCAGGCGACCCTAAGATTGTATTTTCTGGGGCAGACGCAAGTACTGCAGCTCAGAATATTACATTAACTGCATACCCAACTTTAAATGGTATGCTTAGTTTTGATGGATCTGCCGGACAATTACTTTCCGTTACTAATAGTTTAACTGGTACAATTTTTGCAGCTAACGATGTATCTGGTATTCCAAGTATAGAAGTATTAGATACTGGTTTAGTAAAACTAGCACAATATGGCGGTAACGTATTAATTGGTACCGGAACTGACGATGGAACTAACAGATTACAAGTATCGTCTGCAAAATTTTCATCATCATTAGTTTTACCAACAACATCAACATTACCTTCATCACCAGCGCAGGGTAATTTACGTTTTAACACTTCAACATTAAAATTTGAAGGATACAATGGTACCGTATGGGGCGCAATTGGCGGTGACAACGCAACTAATATCGCAGGCGGGTCTGCTAATCAAATTTTATACCAAACAGGTGCAAGCACTACCGGTTTTCTTACACCATCAACTGGATATTTAAATTGGACTGGCAGTGCATTTGCTTGGTCTACGCTATCCGGTGGAGCTACCTTATCTAGTGTAGCAGCATCTACAACATATTATATCGGTCTTTCTGCTAATTCAACAAGTACATGGACAGATGCTAGAGTAGATACTGGAAATTTATATTATACTTCAGGGGATAATACATTATATGCAACTAATTTTAACACTGCTTCTGATATAAATTTAAAAGAGAATATTCAAAAAATTGATAATTCTTTGGATATTTTAACTAAATTGCAAGGTGTAAGTTTTAATTGGAAATCTACTGGAAATAAAAGTTACGGTTTAATTGCTCAAGAATTAGAAACCGTATTGCCGGAATTAGTTAATACAGTTGATGGTGTTAAATCTATCGCTTATACTGCATTGATAGGAATTTTATTAGAAGCTATTAAAGAGTTAAATGAAAAATTGGAGAATAAGTAATGGCATTCAAAGAAGGCGGAAATGATCCATTTCAGTATCTAGCAAAAATTTCAGATTATGCATTTTATCTTCCATTAGGCGGAGTTCAAATGTTTGGTAATAATGCTTATGGTCAATTAGGATTATCAAATACAGTTGCTAGATCAAGCCCGGTTGTTATATCTAGTGCATACAATTGGACTAGTATTAGTATAATTCGTAGTGGAGCCTCTACAGCATTTTTAAATGAAAGAAATCAATTATATACATCTGGAAGTATTATTGATTTAGCCAATAGAAGTTTTTTAATGCAAGTTGGTACTTTAACCAATTGGAGCAAAGTTGCTGCTGGATATATGAATACAGCAGCGATTAAAACAGACGGAACACTATGGACTTGGGGATATAATAGTTTTTTTGGAGGATTAGGGTTATCAGATATAACCAATAGATCAAGCCCAGTACAAGTTGGAACTTTAAGTAACTGGAGTAAAGTTGCTAGCGGATATCGTCATACAGTAGCGATCAAAACAGATAACACATTATGGACTTGGGGTCGTAATTTTTTTGGTGCATTAGGATTATCTGATCAAACAGATAGATATAGCCCAGTACAAGTTGGAACTTTAAATAACTGGAGCCAAATTTCTTGCGGTTATGGGCATACAGCAGCGATTAATTCAAATGGAACATTACGGTCTTGGGGTCGTAATAATACTGGGCAATTAGGATTATCTGATTTAACAAATAGATTAAGCCCAACGCAAGTTGGAACTTTAAGTGACTGGAGTCAAGTTGCTTGCGGTTATGGGCATACAGCAGCGATTAAAACAGACGGAACATTATGGACTTGCGGTTTAAATACTTCCGGTCAATTAGGGTTATCTGATACTGCAACTAGATCAAGCCCAGTACAAGTCGGAACTTTAAGTGGCTGGAGTCAAGTTGCATGCGGGCAGTATCATACAGCATCGATCAAGACAGACGGAACATTATGGTCTTGGGGTCGTAATATTTATGGTCAATTAGGATTATCAGATACAGTCAGTAGATCAAGCCCAGTACAAGTTGGAACGTTAAGTGACTGGAGTCAAGTTGCTAGCGGGTATTCTCATATAGCAGCGATTAAAACAGACGGAACATTATGGACTTGCGGTTATAATGGTTATGGTGCATTAGGGTTATCGGATACTGCCAATAGATCAAGCCCAGTACAAGTCGGAACTTTAAGTAACTGGAGTAAAATTGCTTGCGGGCAATATCATACAGCATCGATCAAGACAGCCGGAACATTATGGTCTTGGGGTTTGAATAGTTTTGGTCAATTGGGAATTTCTCGTCCATTCGATGGTGCGAACACTAGCGTACCTGTTAAAGCAACAACTTCTAAAACATTTAAACAGATTTCTTCAAGCGATACAGATTTTTTCTGTTTAGACATAAACAATAGTATATATCCTGTAGGATTGTCAGATGATATACCTTGGAGCGATTATACATCTACTTGGATCACATTTGATGTTGGTAGAAATCATTTTGTTGGAATTAAAACTAATGGTACAGCTTGGTCTGTAGGTAATAATTCTTATGGTCAATTAGGCATATCAGATACAACTTATCGTTCAAGTTTAGTTCAAATTGGAACTCGTAGCGATTGGACTAAAGTATATTGTTCAGATTATGGAGCAATGTTAGTAGATAAAAGTTATGGTGGATATGTATTTGGTAAAAACAATTACGGTCAATTAGGATTATCAGATCAAACTCATAGAAGTAGTCCGGTACAAATAGGCGGTATATCGATATCTACTGCTAGTATGGATGATGATAATATATGGATAGTTGATACAACTAATGCTATATGGGAAGCTGGTAGATATAATTCAAATAATTTTCCAAATGGTCAATTCAATAGATCAAGCCCAGTACAAGTTGGTACTTTGTCCAATTGGAGCCAAATTTCTGCTGGATATATGCACACAATAGCAAGTAAGACAGACGGAACATTATGGACTTGGGGTAATACTGCGAGTTATGGTGTATTAGGGTTATCTGATTTAACAAATAGATCAGGTCCAACGCAAGTCGGAACTTTAAGTAACTGGAGCCAAATTTCTTGCGGAGGGTGGTCTACAGCATCGATTAAAACAGATGGAACAGTATGGACTTGGGGAGCTAATTTTTATGGTGCATTAGGATTATCAGATATAAACAGTAGATCGAGTCCAGTGCAAGTCGGAACTTTAAGTGACTGGAGTAAAATTGCTTGCGGATATTATCATACAGCAGTAATTAAAACAGCCGGAACATTATGGACTTGGGGTTTTAATATTAATGGTCAATTGGGATTATCAGATACTGCCAATAGATCAAGCCCAGTACAAGTTGGAACTTTAAGTGACTGGAGTCAAATTGCTTGCGGGTATCGCCATACATCAGCAATTAAAACAGATGGAACATTTTGGACTTGGGGAAATAATAATATTGGTCAATTGGGATTATCAGATACTGCCAATAGATCAAGCCCAGTACAAGTTGGTACTTTAAGTAACTGGAGTAAAATTGCTTGTGGGAGATCTTACACAACTGCAATTAAAACAGACGGAACATTATGGACTTGGGGTGATAATAGTTATGGTCAATTAGGATTATCTAATTTAACTCATAGATCAAGCCCAGTACAAGTCGGAACTTTAAGTAACTGGAGTAACGTTTCTGCTCGTGAATATTATACAGCGGCAATCAAAACAGACGGAACATTATGGACTTGGGGTCGGAATAGTTCTGGTCAATTAGGATTATCTGATTTAACAAATAGATTAAGTCCAACGCAAGTCGGAACTTTAAGTAACTGGAGCCAAATTTCTGCTGGATATATGCACACAATAGCAAGTAAGACAGACGGAACATTATGGACTTGGGGTTTTAATAATAATGGTCAATTAGGAGATTTTGTACAATATACTAATCCAGTAAAAAAATCAGTTACTGGAGATACTTGGAATTCAGTTTCTACAAATTTAGATGCAACTTTATTTACAAAAACAGATGGAAGTATATGGGCATTAGGTTATAATGGTTATGGTCAATTAGGAACAGGAGATACAGCAAATAAAAGTAGCCCAGTTAGAATTGGATCGATAAATACTGCTGTTAAAGTAGAAGTTAAAGCTTATTCAGCAGGAGTGATATTTAAATGAGTTCTAATTATAAACTAAATTCTGTTGATTTAGATTATACATATATTAAAGCAGATGATATAAATTATTTTCCAATAGAAACGTTAAAAATTTCTAGTAGAAAAACTGTTGTATTTGGTCAAAATAATATTAGTTCTTCTGGATATTACGCGTTAAATGTAGGTAATGCATTTAATTCAAGTTTTGGAACATTTAATGTTCCAAAACTTGATTTAGATAATTTTGCCGATATAGTTGCTGTATTACCGAGCGCAATAATATTTTCAGATAGAGCTAATACTTCAAAAACGTATATTCGGGGAGCCTTTGGAGCTTTAGAAAATACTCCTCAATCTCTTGCATGGACTGCATTTGCTATTACATCAACCATATACACCCCAGTACCAGTTGGTACTTTAAGTAACTGGGGTATCGTTAGTGGAGGTTTGTATCATACAGCAGCAATCAACCCAAACGGAACATTATGGACTTGGGGTTGGAATGGTTATGGTGCATTAGGGTTATCGGATACTGCCAATAGATCAAGCCCAGTACAAGTCGGAACTTTAAGTAACTGGAGTAAAATTGCTGGTGGATTTCAACATTCATTGGCAATTAAAACAGATAACACATTATGGACGTGGGGGATTAATTCTTATGGTCAATTGGGATTATCTAATTTAACTCATAGATCAAGTCCAGTACAAGTTGGAACGTTAAGTAACTGGAGTAAAATTGCTAGCGGATCAGAGTTGGTAGCAGCAATTAAAACAGATGGAACATTATGGACTTGGGGGCAAAATCTTTTTGGTGCATTAGGATTATCTGATTTAACTCATAGATCAAGCCCAGTACAAGTTGGAACTTTAAGTAACTGGAGCAAAATTGCTTGTGGGCGATATTATACAGCATCGATTAAATCAAATGGAACATTATGGGCTTGGGGGTGGAATGTGTATGGAAACTTAGGGTTATCTGATACCGCAAATAGATCCAGCCCAGTGCAAGTCGGAACTTTAAGTAACTGGAGTCAAATTTCTTGCGGGTATTATCATACAGCAGCAATTAAAACAGACGGAACATTATGGACTTGTGGTTATAATTTTTATGGTCAATTAGGATTATCGGATACCGCGCCTAGATCAATCCCAGTACAAGTTGGAACTTTAAGTGACTGGAGTAAAATTGCTTGCGGATATCGCCTGACTACAGCGATTAAAACAGATGGAACATTTTGGACTTGGGGAAATAATGTGTATGGTCAATTAGGGTTATCTGATCAAGTCAATAGATCAAGCCCAGTACAAGTTGGAACCTTAAGTAACTGGAGTCAAATTTATTCTGGAATGTTTTATGTAGCAGCAATTAAAACAGACGGAACATTATGGACTTGGGGTGATAATGGGTATGGTCAATTAGGGTTAGTAGATACAACACCTTTACCTACAAAAGTAGTTTACGGAATATAAATGGCTCAATATTATGGTATAAAAAATAATTCAAATTATGTAATAAAAAATGATAACTCACTTTGGGAAGTTGGTAGGAATTATCGGTTTTTAACTTCAGCTCCAACCTCAATTGGTAATATACCATGGAGTCAAGTTGCTTGCGGATTACTTAATACAGCAGCGATCAAGACAGACGGAACATTATGGATTTGGGGTTTGAATAGTTTCGGTGCATTAGGATTAGGCGATATATATAATAAATCAAGCCCAGTACAAGTCGGAACGTTAAGTAACTGGAGTCAAGTTGCTGGCAAAGGATATTATCATGCAGCAGCAATTAAAACAGACGGAACATTATGGACTTGGGGTAATAATAGTTATGGTCAATTAGGATTATCTAATTTAACTCATAGATCAAGCCCAGTACAAGTCGGAACTTTAACCAACTGGAGTAAAATTGCTAGTGGACATTATCATACATCAGCGGTAAAAACAGACGGAACATTATGGACTTGGGGTCGGAATAGTTCTGGTCAATTAGGATTATCTGATTTAACAAATAGATCAAGCCCAGTACAAGTCGGAACTTTAACCAACTGGAGCCAAATTTCTTGCGGATATCGCCATACATCAGCAATTAAAACAGATGGAACATTGTGGACTTGGGGTTATAATTTGTATGGAAACTTAGGGTTATCTGATACTGCAACTAGATCAAGCCCAGTACAAGTTGGAACTTTAAATAACTGGAGTAAAGTTAGTTGCGGATATCACCTTACCGCAGCAATTAATTCAAATGGACAATTATGGACTTGTGGTTATAATTTTTATGGTCAATTAGGAATAGGCGAGTCATTTAATAGTAAATCAAGTCCAGTACAAGTCGGAACTTTAAGTAACTGGAGCCAAATTTTTTGTGGTAACCGTCATATAGCAGCAATCAAGACAGACGGAACATTATGGGTTTGCGGTTATAATGCTTATGGTCAATTAGGACTCGGAGATACTGCCAGTAGATCAAGCCCAGTGCAAGTCAGAATTGCAGCTAACTGGAGTAAAGTTGCTTGCGGAGCTGATCATATAATAGCAATTAACACAGACGGAACGCGGATTTGGGGTTTGAATAATTTTGGTCAACTAGGGTACAATCTTACTTCATACCGTGTTGATCTTAATCAAGTAGTGTCTTCTGCCAATTGGAGCAAATTCCCAACAGGCACTCAAAATACTGCGTGGGGTGCTGCTATCAAGTCTGATGGCAATTTGTATGCATTTGGTAATAATGCAGATTATTTGTTAACTGCAAAATCTCATTTTGATTATTCATCAATAAATCCGAGTGAAGTTAATTCGTCATTAAACGGAATTATTATTGCTGCGCCAGTTGTAATTGATGCTGCAATAGAAGCATCGTTTGGCGATAGATTTGGTTATTATATTAAATCAGATACTACGCTTTGGAGTTGGGGGTTAAATAGTTTTGGTCAAGTTGGTATTGATCCTGTTGTTCAAAAAGTTGTACTACCTTCGTATCCGGGGTTATATAATGCCACAACTTATACTAAATTTTCGAGTGGACTCTACCATACATTAGCGATCAAGACAAACGGAACATTATGGACTTGGGGTAATAATAGTTATGGTCAATTAGGAACTAACAATATAACAAATTATTCTAGTCCAGTGCAAGTTGGAACTTTAACCAACTGGAGTCAAGTTTCTTGCGGATATTATCACACATTATCTATTAAAACAGATAATACATTATGGGCTTGGGGAAATAATAGTTATGGTCAATTAGGATTATCTAATTTAACCCATAGATCGAGTCCAGTACAAGTTGGAACTCTATCTAATTGGAGTAAAGTTGCTTGTGGACAGTATCATACAGCAGCAGTAAACACAGACGGAACATTATGGACTTGGGGTCGGAATAGTTCTGGTCAATTAGGATTATCTGATACAACCGATAGATCAAGCCCAGTACAAGTCGGAACTTTATCTAACTGGAGTCAAATTGTTACAGGAGGTTATCATACAGCAGCGATTAAAACCGATGGAACATTATGGACTTGGGGTTATAATTCTTGGGGTCAATTAGGATCAGGAGATTTAACATTTAGATATAGCCCAGTACAAGTTGGCACTCTATCTAACTGGAGTCAAGTAGCGGGTGGCAGGCATCATATAGCAGCAGTAAAAACAGATGGAACATTATGGATGTGCGGTTATAATACTAATGGTCAATTAGGGTTATCGGATATAGCGAATAGAAGTAACCTAGTTCAAGTCGGAACTTTAAGTAACTGGAGTCGAGTCATCGGCGGCTTAACTTATACAGCATCGATTAAGATAGATGGAACATTATGGGCTTGGGGTAGTAATGCTGCCGGTCAATTAGGATTATCTGATCAAACAAATAGATCAAGCCCAGTACAAGTTGGTACTTTAAGTAACTGGAGTCAAGTTTCTTGCGGATATTATCACACATTATCTATTAAAACAGATAATACATTATGGGCTTGGGGAAATAATAATTTTGGCGGGTTAGGTAGATCTAGTTCTAACGTGTATTCCCCTATTCAAATATCGTTAAATACTGGTTGGTCTAAAGTCGTTGCTGGATTAACGTATGGATTATTTTTAAAAACTAATGGAACTCTTTGGTCTATAGGTAATAATAGTTATGGTCAATTGGGATTAGGAGATGTAACTCATCGTTCAAGTATAACGCAAATTGGTAATTTATCTAATTGGAGCAAAATTGCAGCAAGTAACTATCATTCTGTTGCTATAAAAACGGATGGAACTCTTTGGGCGTGGGGTTTAAATAGTTCCGGTCAATTAGGTCAGGAAAACTATACTAATACAAGTAGCCCTGTACAAGTCGGAACGCTAAATACATACGTTAGCGTTTATGCAATGGATAATACAACTTTGGCTTCACTATTATGACTTATAAAGTAACTGGAACAAAATTACAAACAAGATATATGTCTACGGCTATGTTTAAGGCAACTGGGAATATGTATGCTTGGGGGAATAATGATGCTGGCCAACTAGGATTATCTGATTTAACAAATAGAAGTAGTCCGGTACAAATCGGGACTGCATCTAACTGGAATCAAGTTGTTGTTGGATACCGACATACAGTAGCAATTAAGACAGACGGAACATTATGGGCGTGGGGTTATAATCTTTTTGGTGCATTAGGATTATCAAATACAGTTGCTAGATCAAGCCCGGTACAAGTTGGAACTTTAAGTAACTGGAGTAACGTTGCTCTTGGAAAGTATCATACAGCATTGATTAAGACAGACGGAACATTATGGGCTTGCGGTTATAATGGTCAAGGTAACTTAGGATTATCTGATTTAACAAATAGAAGTAGTCCAGTACAAGTTGGAACTTTAAGTAACTGGAGTCGAGTTGCTAGCGGGAGTGGAATGCACACAACCGCGATTAAAACAGATAACACATTATGGACTTGGGGTTTAAATAATACAGGTCAACTAGGATTATCTGATTTAACAAATAGAAGTAGTCCAGTACAAGTTGGAACTTTAAGTAACTGGAATCAAGTTTCTTGTGGATATAAGCACACAATAGCAAGTAAGACAGACGGAACATTATGGGCGTGTGGTTATAATAATAGTGGTCAACTAGGACTATCGGATACCGCGCACAGATCAAGCCCAGTACAAGTTGGAACTTTGTCCAATTGGAGCAAAGTTGCTGCTGGATATATGCATACAGCAGCGATTAAAACAGACGGAACATTATGGAATTGGGGATATAATAGTTTTGGAGGATTAGGGTTATCTGATACGGCTGACAGAAGTAGCCCAGTACAAGTTGGCACTTTAAGTAGTTGGAGTCAAGTTGCTGGCGGGGTATTTTATACAGCAGCGATCAAAACAGACGGAACATTATGGACCTGGGGGTATAATGGCAATGGCCAACTAGGATTATCAAATACCACCAATATATTCAGCCCAACGCAAGTCGGAACTTTAAGTGACTGGAGACAAGTTAGTGCTGGTCAGTATTATACATTAGCATTAAAAATAATATAAGGTTAAAAAATGGCATACACATTATTAAAAAACGAAAATATAATAACAGGTCCGAGAGATTGGCATCAAGCATATTTTGAACACTTTGTTTCTGAAGAATTAAATCAACGAGTTACTATAGAACATCCGCCAAGCGAACCATTAATTTTTAATGAATCTTTAAAATTAGTTCCAACGCAAATTGTTAATCCAACAGAACTTAATGACACATTTGATCAAATAGCTGGACCAAAATTCTATTATGATGAATCTAATAATCACATAGCAGAATTTTACGCGCAAGAATTTCCTATAGAATCTATAAAAGTTAATTTAAAAGCCGCATTGGCAAACTTACGTTGGATTAAAGAAACAACTCCGATTACAAGAGATATTAATGGAAAAATATTAACTTTGTATACTGATAGAGAAACTAGAGTAATGTATTCTCAAGCATTATTATTAACGAATGATGATTACTCTGCTGAATGGAAATTCCCAGAAGGGTTTTTTGTAATTAATAAAACTGATTTACAATTAATTGTAAATTCTATAATGACGCATATTCAAGATTGTTTTAATTGGGAATCTACAAAAACTGCTGAAATTAATGCTATTCAAACAACAGTTGAATTACGTGAATATGATTTAGAAAAAAAATAACACTTGACTTTTTGAACTAAGTATAGTAAAATTATGTTTTATTAAACTATTTAAAAAGGCCAATATGCAAAAAATTCATTTTATCTCAGGGTTGCCTCGTTCTGGAACAACCCTTCTTTCCTCCATTTTACACCAAAATCCAAATTTTGGAGCAAGTATTTCTGGTCCACTTGCTAGATTTACACGAGCTATTATTCAAGAAAGTCAATCACAGGGCGGATATAGATTCCAATGCCCTCCAGAAAAACGCAAAGAATTAATCCATTCTGTTACAGAAACTTACTATAAAGATTCAAATGACGTAGTGTTTGATACTAATCGAGGTTGGACTTATCTAACGCCGTTATTGGCTGATTTATATCCAGATGCAAAAATTATTGTTTGTATACGATCAATTCCGTGGATTGTAGATTCATTTGAAACTTTATTTGCTAAAAATCCATACGATGTTCCGTCTATGTTTCCGGAAGGAGCAGGAATGTCTGTTTACTCTAGAGCACAGTATTTAACAGACCCTAGTTCATTTGTTGGGTTTGCATATAATGGTGTTAAAGAAGCGTTATTTGGTGCAAAAAAAGAAAATGTTATGGTAGTGCAATATGATCAATTGGCTAAGAATCCTAAATTAGTCATGAAGAAAATTTATGAATTTATTGGAGAATCTTGGTTTGATCATGATTTTGATAATGTAGTTGGTGATTACGACGAATTTGATTTTGATATGAACATTAAAGGGTTACATCACGTTAGAAATAAAGTTCAATTTAAAGAACGTCAAACAATTCTTCCGCCAGATTTATTTAACCATTTAGAAGAAATGGATTTTTGGAAGAACATGAAATGATAGGAAAACCGAGAAGAAATGTTATAATACCAACTGAGTTTGGTATGATGATAGTAAACCGATTTGATTATAATCCTACAGAAAATTTTCCCGGAGTTGGATATCATTTAATGAACATGGGTTCAGAAAATATGGAATTAATGTGGATCTTACGCCAGTATCTTAAAGATAAAAAGTATCCTGCAGTGATTGATGTTGGTGCTAACATCGGCGCGTTCTCTGTCCAAGTTGCTGATGCAATTTTACCAGCAAACGGAACTGTGTATGCATTTGAACCGCAACGTCAGATCTATCAAATGCTATGTGGTAACTTAGCATTAAACAGCGTAGATAACGTATATGCGGAAAAAACTGCAGTCGGATCGTCTACTAAACCGATAACTGTACCTAAAGTAGATTATTATAAACCGGCTAGTTTTGGTAGTGTAGGTCTTACTGGAGAATTTGATGATGTTGGCCAAGATCTAGATTTTGGTAATGGCGAAATTGTTGATCAAATTGTTATTGATGAATACTTTAAAGATATAGAAAATATTTCTATTATTAAAGTTGATGTTGAAGGGATGGAACTAGACGTAGTTAATGGTGCTGTTGCTACAATTAACAAGCACAGACCACTAATGTATATTGAATATTATAAGCAATATAACGGTGCAACTGAACTAAAAACGTTAATTGAATCGTTAGGTTATAAAACTTTTGTTTTGGATATAAATTTTATTTGTGTTCCTGAAGAAAAATTATCATCATCGGAATACGAGTTTATTTTGGAATTGGAAAATAATGGCTACAGATTATGATGCAGTAAAGCAAACAGTTGATATTTTATCAAGATCGGATTTATTAGACGAAATAGTAAATTTAATGGAACTATTTGAAAAAAATAAAATAGTTCCTCTTGATATTTTAGGTTATGATTTATATAGTTATTCTTATGATAAAGCAAAAAGATTTGTTACTGCTATAGAATATGGCGAAAAAGCATTATCGCTATCTAAAGCTATTGAACAAACTGTAGCAATTAAGTCTAATTTAGCTAAAATTTATTTGTCAGCAAATAAGCCAACTAAATCTGTAGAATATTATGAATTTGTTATGGATAATATTCAAGATAATGATCGCTATCTATTAGATTATTCAGCTGCATTATTTGCGTGTAATAAAAAACAAGAATCTTATGATATTGTTAAATCAATGGAAGAAAATTTATGGAAATACGATCAACGAGAAGCGGATTCGATCTTATTTAATCTTGGAGTGCATTATATTCAAGATGGAGATTTTAAAAAAGGTATGGAACACCTTTACATTGGTAGAAAGTTAAATGTATTTGGATCATATTCTAAAGTTTGGGATATCCCTGAATGGAACGGTAAACCAAAACCAAATTTACATATATTAATAGTAGGTGAAGGCGGCATTGGCGACGAGATTATTAATGTTAGATTTGTAAAACATTTAAGAGATCTTGGTATGAAAGTTTCTATTATGACTACTCATAAAGTACATACAATTTACAATCATTTACCATTTGAAAAAATTATTGATATTTCAGACTATAAAAAAGAAGATTATGATTGTTGGACTCCAATGATGGCATTACCAAAAACATTAGGAATTGATGCTAACGATTTATGGTACGGCCCTTATTTACAAGCTAAACCTGACTATATTGAGAAACATAAATTATCTGGAGAATTTAAAGTTGGGTTGCGATGGGCAGGCAATCCAAGATATGATCATGAATTACATCGCAGCGTTAATTTAACAGAAGTTATAAATTCCTTACCAGAAGGCAATAACTGGAGTTTATATTCTATTCAACGAGATGTTGGGTTAGCGCAATTAGAAAATCATAATGAAGTTGTTGATTTGCAATTTGAGTTAAGTACATTTGAAGATTTACTAGGTGTAATCCATAACCTAGATTTAGTAATAACTTCGTGTACTTCAGTTGCACATGCAGCGGCTGCGCTAGGTAAACAAGTTATTATATTAATTCCTATCATGGAATATTATGTCTGGGCCGAAGGTAAACCAAATTCTAGTTGGTATGGAGAAAACGTAAGGTTAATTAGACAAGTTACTCCGGAAATTTGGAATGAAGTATATGACGAACTAAAAGCTGTATTAAAGGAAAAATATAATGTTTGAAACTGATAGTATAGATTATGAAATATTAAATGATGCTTGTGAATATATTTCAAAAAATAATATCTTTGGAAATATAATAGAGTTAGGGACTCGAAAAGGTGGATCTGCAATACTAATCGCAGATTCTTTAGAACGATTTGAAGATACTAATAGAGTATTTGTTTGTGTTGATCCTTACGGAAATATAGATTATGCTTCTAGCGATTTGCATTTAGCTATAAAATTTGATTATAATAATCGTATGAGAGACGAAACGATTCCTAATTTATTTTCTTATATAACTGATTTAGGATTTAATTTTCAATTTTTTAATTTAGAAGATACTGAATTTTTCTCTAGATATTCTGACGGTATTCCAGTGTATAATCAAGTTAAAACAATCGAATCCAACTATGCTTTAGTATTTATTGACGGTCCTCACTGTACAGATGCCGTATTGCTAGAAGCAGATTTTTTTATTCCTAGACTCTCTATGAATGGAATTATAATATTTGATGATATTCCATATTACGATCATCAACAAATTGAAGATAAAATGTTAACAGGCGGATTTGAAATATTTGCTATATCTAAACATAAAAAAGCCTATAAGAGAGTAAATTAATTATGAATAAAAGTATTTGTTTTGTAACTGCTGGATTAGAATTTAATGGTAATTCAGTTTACGAAAAAGCGTTAGGTGGGTCAGAATCAGCCTTGATCTATATGGCTAAAGAAACTGCAGCCTTAGGTCATGAAGTAACAGTTTATTGTAAATGCGATAAACCTGGAATTTATGATAATGTTGATTATCGACCATTAGAAAAATATATGGCAGATGATATTTCTCAATTTGATGTTGTAATTGTAAGTAGATTTACAGATTTTCTAGCAGTTCCATTAGATTCAAAACTTAACGTTCTTTGGTGTCATGATATTGATTCTAATAATTTTCGTGATGCTATGGGCGTAGCAGATAGAGTATTTTGTTTAAGTGAATATCATAAATCGTTATTTGTTAACAATTATACTATTGAACCAACTAATTATATTTGGAAAACTTCTAATGGTTATGATCAGTCAATTATAACAACAAAAAAATCATTTGAAGAAAAGAAAAATAATTATATCTATGCTTCTAGACCCGAACGAGGATTGAAATATCTACTTGAAAAAATATGGCCAGAAGTGTTAGATATTAATCCTGATGCAATATTACATTTATGCGGATATGAGCATACACTAGGAACTCCGGAAGAAGTTCAAAAAATTTATAATGAGGTTGAAGAATTATTAGAGTATTCAACTAATGTTAAAATGATAGGTAATTTACCTAAACGCGAATATTATGAATTACTTTCTAATTGCGCATACATGCTATATCCAACAGATTTTCCTGAAATTAGTTGTATTAATGCTATTGAAGCTCAATATAATGAATGTATGATTATTGCTACACATAATTTTGCATTATCAGAAACTGTTAAATCTCAAACTACAGTTAAATCAAAATACGATACACAAGAATATTTTGATGAATTTTTATCATTAGTAAAAAAATATCAAGATAAAGATTTGTATGATCAAGCTGTAGATAAGGCGCGAGTAGATATTGAAAAATATTCTTGGCAAAACGTAGCCAAATCTTGGAACAGAGAAATTGATTCTATGTTTAATAAAAGATTTGAAAAATATAAATCTAAAATTTTAGACCAGTTAGTTTATAATTCAGATATAGTAGCTGCTTATAAATTAACAGGAGATGAAAAATATAGAAAATTGTTAGATAATGCTGATTATTACAATAAAAATGTTGTATTAGTTAGAGAAGATTATAACTCAGACGAAGATTTTATGTTAGATGAAAGGGGTACTCATCTAATAAATTTAGTTGATGATATTATTAAAAAAGCTCCTAGTAAAAAATTAAAAATTGTTGACATAGGAAGTAATGATGGTGTATTATCATTACCATTACTGAAACGATTTTCTCTTAATATTTCAGAAATGACATTAGTTGATACTTATAAGCCTGTGTTAGATTTTGTTGAAAAAAAGTATAAATCTAAATATCCTCAATTAAAATTTATTTGCGATTCTGTATTTAATATTTTAAATTATGATATTAAACCCGATGTAGTTATTCTTGGCGAGGTAATGGAACATATTGAGGATACTGACGAATTTCTTAATACAGTAACTAAATTAGCTCAACTTGATACGTTATTTTATTTTACTACTCCAACAGGACCGTGGGATAATATGACAATGAATAAAGTAGAACTTAATCACGTTCATCATTTTGAAAGATCTGATATTAAACAATTATTAAAAAACATAGATTTTACTTTAATTCACTCATCTGCCAATGTGTTAGGTAGAAGAAACGAACCGTGTAGCAATATTTCTTTTTGGTTTAATTCTTCTAAAGGCGATAATATTGAATTTGGTAAAATTGATTATAACGAAAAATGGATGAAAACTAGACCATATAAATCTATTTCTGCTTGCATAATTGTTAGAAATGAAGAAGATAATATTTCTCGTTGTTTAAAATCGTTAGATGGATTTGTAGATGAAATTATTGTCGTTGATACCGGTTCTACTGATGATACTAAACGAATTGTTGAAAAATATACAGATAAAATTTATGATTTAGAATGGTTAGAAGAAGATGGGTTAGGTAATTTTTCTAGAGCTAGAAATTATTCTATTGATCAAGCATCTGGAGATTATATCTTTTGGATTGACGCCGACGAACAAGTTGAAAGTTGGAAAAATCTATTTAAGTACATTACTAGCGATTATTATGATGGTATGTTACTAAAACAAAAGCAATGTATGTCACTTGATTCTCATAAAATGGGTATTAACGTTGATGTGATGCACGATAGATTATTTAAACGAGGTAAAATTAGATTTACCGGTGTTGTGCATGAATATCCATCTAAAGACGGTGAGCATTTCTTAGGTAAAATGTTTTGGCAAGATTATGCTTGGATTTTACATTATGGTTTAGCTAATCATGAATTATTAAAAAGAAAATCTATAGGTAGAAATTCTGATTTAATTTATAAAAATGTTAGAACATATCCAGATAGAGTTTTTGCTAAACATTATATCTTAGTTGATTATTGGAGTAAATTTATAACAGATCATCCAAAACCTGACTTTACTTGGCTTGAACGCGGAATGGAGATGTGGCATAAAGAATTAAAAAATTGCGGCGATGATTGGACTATCAGATTATCTTTAGGTGTAGTGCAACATTTTTATAGTTATTGCGCTATCAATAATATCGCGTATAAAGGTAAATTACCAGAAAAATTAGCATTTCAAAATGTTAATGGCGAGGTTATTGAATTTTATGTCCTAGATGAAGAAACTGAAAGAGATTTCTTTTTTAAATATTTAAGTACATATAAAAGGTAAAAATATGCAAAATTTTATTCATTGTTCTGGGTTGTATAATAATTCAGAACAATTACAAATGTTAATGTCTTCAATGGAATTTGAACGAACATTATTTGGCGAAGAAATTATAAATTTCAATTATGTTCCAGCTGAATTACAAGAATTTTTTAAACATGAAATTAATTCTGATGTTACTATACAACAAGATACAGGTATTTTTAGAAAACCATCTGATATAATTCATGTAGAACATTTTTATCAGCATTCACTATGGTTAGTTGTAGTTGCAATGGAAGATACTGTGTTGACAATCCATGAACAAGATACCGTAAAAACTGTATTTGATGTTATAGATAAATTAGATACATTTATTGCGGATAATTGTTACGATCCTAGTAAATGGTCAACAGTTAATAGTATTAATTTAAAAAAGAATGATTACATTTATATTAGACCTTGGATCTGGTATAGTTTAGAACCAACTAAACTAACTCAATTATTTTTATTAAATGCAGTTTTACCTGAATGATGAAAATTTTAATAATGGGATTGCCTGGATCTGGTAAAACAACTCTAGCAACTGAGCTAGTTAAACTTTTAGATTCGGTTGAATGGTTTAATGCTGATATAATAAGAGAACAATACAACGATTGGGATTTTAGTACAGAAGGACGATTAAGACAATGTAGTAGAATGAAACAGTTAGCTGAAAATTCTAAATCTAATTATGTTATTTGTGATTTTATTGCACCTACTAACGAAATTAGGAAACTATTTAATGCAGATTTTACTGTATTTGTTGATACTATATCTGTTAGCAAGTATAATGATACTAATTGTCTATTTCATCCTCCTGTAGATTTTAATGTTAGAGTAGACAGTAAACATAGTGTTTACTGGTCTACACAAATTATCAAATACTTACAAACTATCAATAATATCAATAACGGTTTGGATCTTAGTTTGAATAATTTTATTACGCAAACTGAGATTTAGTCCGCGATGTATAGGTTTTGGTAGAGCAACTAAACTAAACCATCCCCATGCAATGTGTTCGTCGCTAAGAGTTGGAACAAATTCGTTTTCTACTAAACAGAAATATGTATGAAAATTAAAAACACTATCGTTAGATACAAACTTTTCTAATGGTAGTGTTTTTTTAATGATTGGAAGAAAACCAATTTCTTCTTCTATTTCTCTTGTAAGACCTTGCCATGGATTTTCGTTAGCAAGGTTAGTGCCACCAACTAATCCCCAAGTACCTTGGTGTTTACCTGAGGATTTTTGAATCAAAAGAAATCTATGAGTAGCTTGTGAGTATATTAATGCACCACTGCAAATTATTTGATCTTTTACAATTCCAGTCGCCATTTAGTTGTCCTATAGAATCCTTCAAAACTTTTAGTCCAAGACACACCGTTCCACATAAATTGTATACCATTCATTAAATTTGTTTGCCATATTATAGTGTCAGTCTCGTTAACTGAATCAAATATAATATGCCAACTGCTACCGTTCCATTCAACTATATCATTAGCATGTGCGATTAAATCATCTTCGGATGTAGATTTCCATGCTAGCGCACCATCAGTATTATCAACTGAACCGATATCTTCAATTATTAAATATCGAGTGCCTGTTCTAAGGTCGTAATCGTATGGATTAAATGTATACGGATTAATAATTGCATCAAATGTTCCAGGTGACAATCTATTACATGTTGATAAATTAAAATAAGTAACGTCTGATTCTAAATAACCTTGACTATCAATCAATGTGTTACGTCTTAATGTATCTTCGTCCCAATTAACATTTAAAATAGTTTCATCGTCTGTATTTGCAGTTAATGTACCAACTATTTCAACTCCACCAAGCTGCGTTACGATAATTCTACTAAATCCAGGTATGAACTTTTTAGGATATTTTTCAAATAATTCTGCCCATTTAACTTCCATTCCAAACCTATCAGGTATTTCATACGGTGATTCTTCATATTCAACATTATAATTAGGATCTAGTAACACTACTTGATTATTATAAATTTCAACTGAATAATCTTCAATTACTGTAACTATATCTGTTAAAAACGCAGCACCAGCATCGGTAAACTTTGAAGATGGGTCTAAATAATCTGATCCAAAAATTGGTTCACTAAGGGTAGTATTACCGTCAAATAATCCAGTAATAATTTTTGTAATTACTCCTAATTGTTTAACTTTAGCAGGCGGACTAATCCATATCGGAGTAGCAAAAGTTAACGTTGCAATGTCAATTGGGGTATCAGTTCCTACAGGAATTGCTTTACTAGACCATGCTACACTTTCTAAATAAATTACAGATAAGCTTGTCCAGTCTAAATAATTATCAGTAGTTTGAATATCTAAACTAGGATTAAACAACATTAATATTTGTTCTAATATTTGAAGTTTTTGGTCTGTGTTTGCAGTCCATATGTCAACTTTAAAAGTTAACTTAAATGGAGTTGGCATTAGTCGTTCAACTGTATATTGTCTACCTCGATTAGATGTATACTTATTAGATGCCTTGTCAACATCTCGTTCACGAACTAATACTTTGCTAACAAACGTTGAATCTGCTAATCGATCTTTGTCTAAGTCTAAACTATGTATATACACGCTTATTTTTGGAACTGAGTTAATTGTATTTTCAGAATTTTGTCGAATAATACTAGTAGCCTGTCTGTCAGCATCACCGTATGCTACTGGTACTCGATGTAATGTTCCATCGCCATATCGCACTGAGAATTCACTAAAAAGCCTAATTGTTTGAGTGATATATCTACGTATAGCACCGTCATAAAAATGTTGCATTACTTTCTCCTATTTCAGTATTTAGTACTGCACTTCTTATGAAATTAAAAATCAGCACGAGGTTTAAGTACTTTAGATATGCCTTGACGTTCAGCCTCTCTGTAAGTAAATAAACTAACTCGCCACGCGCCGTCGTACGGAATTGTTACTTGCAAATTATCAACTTCTGGTAAATTAATTCTAATTTTAGCAACACCGTTTACATCGTACGATTCTAATAAATTTTCAAAATCATTAACTACAAACTCTAATCTAGTAGTATCAAATTTTAATACAATGTATGGTGCAGTTATTTCAAAATCAATATTAGTATCAAGTAAAATTGCACCAACAGCTACTCTTACGTAATCAGTTGCAATTTCATCATTATATGTAAATTTGCTGTTATTAATAAAGCTAACTCGTCTAGTGTGTCTAGTATCAGTGTTAGTTAATGTCATTCTGACTGCATCTTCTACTTTATGCCATTTACGGCCGTCAAATCTAAATAATCGATTTGGAACAAAATCTAATCTTAAAAAGAAATCATCTTTTGCTACGCTGGTAGGAAACTCAATTCCCTGACCAAATACATAGCCATTATACGGATAACCGTCACCTACTAAAAATCCAGTATAACCAGTTCGCAATGGTATTGCATTAAGACTACTTGCATTTACATTAGATTCGCCGTTAATTAATTGACTTTGATAGTTAGCAGTGTACACATCTGAATCTACAGTAATTAACTCTGTTCTACCAGTTACCGGATCAGTTGCTAATGTATAAAATTGTCGAGTTTCGTATCCGCATTTAGGTGCGTCGATTTCAGCTTGACTTACGATTGCATCGTTTATTTCTAATTCTTTTTTACGGGTACTTAATAAATCACGTAACGCATACGGTGCGTCGTCGCCTGCAGGTTGGTCAAGTATATCTGCATACTGTTGGCTGTCTGCAATCTTTTTAAGTTTTATTCTATACAAATGAGGATACCATGTTGCACTATATCCTTCACTAGCACGACCAACATCTTCAATAACAAAAAATCTAGGAACACTAACATCAAAATCGTTTAATGCAAAATCATCACGTAAGTGAGGCAACTCAATAACATCACCGTCTAATGGTTTGCGACCAATTGCTTCAACAAAGTCGTTAATATGTACAGTCATAAACACTGTATCGTTATCAATAAACAAACCAAATTGGCTTAGGTTAAAATCTAAATTTTGAACTTGGTAATGGCCCCTAAGACGATAAATTTCCGATTCGTATTTGCGATCACGATTTTCTAAAAATAATAAATCTTGAATATTTGTTTCTTTTACTACATCATAAATTGGCTGATCGGCAGTTCCGGTATCTTGTAATTTAGGACCGAGGTACTTGTGCAAATGTACATCAGTGCATCCGACTTGAAACATCCGTGATATTTGACGATCGATAAATCTATAATTATTGCCTTTCTCAGGATGGTACATTGAAAGTCTAGGCATTTAGGATTCTCCTTGGGTATTATCATATTTATCTTACGATAGATTTACAGTTCGCTCCGTGCCATCTATTATAATTACATTTAACACATTCTACACCGCAATGCTCACACTTGTACTTTGGTCGTTGTAATGCTAGTTTTGACATTTTCTGTTTTACTTCATCAGTATGAGTAACACCTAGGTTCCATGGTGTTCTACCTTGTGCGTTTTCTGATATTTTCTTTCTAGCTTCTTCTGTATGAGTATTGCCATACATTGGGTTATTTTCACCTGCTAATCTTCCTTTATTTGCTTTTGAGATTTTAGCTCGAGTTTCGTCTGAAACATTTTTTCCTTTATTAGCAGCACTTAGTTTAGCTCGAGTTTCGTCAGTAATTATATAATTTGAGTTTGCCCGTGCAATTGCAATTTTTGCTAACGTTTCAGGAGTATGGGTCTTTCCATACATGTGATTCTTATCACCTCTCTGTTGTTCGCTAAACATTTTTGAATAATTCGTTTTAAAACTTTCAAACTTCCTACTAGATACTTTATAACGATCTTGCACCGGTGAAGTCATGTATAGCATACAATTAAATGCTTTACTTAATTGAAATTTTTCTCTGGTAGAATTTACCATTTTAGTAAGTAAGTGATGACATACAAAATGTTCTCTAGCTGTTAGTGTAACTAAATTATCTTTTTTATTAGACCCGCCTAAACATTTTGGTATAATATGATGTCTTTCAGAATAACCGGATAACGGATCTCGTATTTGTGCTGATTTGATTATATTAAAATAGATGTTGGTATATTTATTATTGATAAATATCATTGTTGATGTCCTCCTTTGACATTAAGGTAGTTGGGAATTGCCGTTCCGTGAACTACATTTTTATTTATCACAGAATTATTACGGAGCAAGATTATGTCTGACGACACATCCTCATTGATAGAACGAAATAAAGTATTTGAATATGTTAGAACTCTACTTGGCGAAGGTATGATTGACATAGATTTGGATCCAATCCATTACGAAACTGCGTTAGATAGAGCGTTAACTCGCTTTAGGCAACGCAGTCCAAATGCTGTAGAAGAAAGTTACAGCTTTTTAGAGTTAGTACAAGATCAAAATGATTACAGATTACCTGATGAAATTATAGAAGTACAAAGCGTATTTAGACGTGCTATTGGGTCACGGTCTGGTATGGGTGCAGGCGGTACATTATTTGAACCATTTAACTTAGCGTATACTAACACGTATATGATGAGCGGTAGTATGATGGGCGGCCTTGCAACATATGAATTATTTGCCGGATATCAAAAATTAGTAGGTAAAATGTTTGGTAGTTACATTGAATTTAAATGGAAACCTACTAGTCATGTGTTAACAATCCTACAACGTCCGTTTGCACAAGGTGAACAGATTTTAATTAAATCACATAACTTTAGACCTGACTTTGTATTGCTAACTGACATTTATGCTAAACAATGGTTACGTGATTATACACTCGCTACTTGCAAGATTATGTTAGGAGAAGCACGTAGCTTGTTTTCAACTATTGCAGGCCCAGGCGGCGGTATTACATTAAATGGTAACGATATGAAATCTGCAGGCAAAGAAGAACTTATTGCTCTTGATAAAGAGTTAGAAACGTTAATATCTGGCGGGACAGGTTATCATTTTATAATAGGATAAGTTGACATTTTTCTAAAATTAGTGTATAATACAATTTTAGGAGAATAATATGATAGTTGGTATTGTAGGAAATATAGGTGAAGGTAAAGATACAATTGCTGAATATTTAGTAAATGATCACAACTTTAAACGTGAAAGTTTTGCAGGTACATTAAAAGATGCAGTTTCTGCTGTGTTTGGATGGGACAGAACATTGCTCGAAGGCCAAACTACCGAATCGCGAGCATGGCGTGAACAAGTTGATCAATGGTGGGCAGATAAATTATCTATACCAATGCTAACCCCTCGATTAATTTTACAACTCTGGGGCACTGAAGTATGCAGAAGAAGTTTTCATGATGACATTTGGATTGCTAGCTTAGAAAACAAATTGAGAAACATCAACACTAATGTTGTTATTAGCGATTGTAGATTTCCAAATGAGTTTGCTGCTATTA